TACTTTATTATGGGTAGTGCTACTGAGCAAGAACGCTTTTATGCACAGGACTTTATTACTGTGCGCGAAAAGGCTACAGGCGATTTGTATGCTTACGAGACACAAGAAATTTTTGAAGGAGCGTTTTAATGTTAACTAATGCACAAAAAAGCGAACTGTTGAACGAAGCAGTGGACTTGATTAACAAAGCAGACGCACTAATGCAAAAGGCATTGGGTGCAGACGACGAAGTGTATTACATACACACACAGCTAGAGAACGCGGCTGACGACATTGTAGATTTTATTATTGGGCTGGACTTGCAGGATGCTTAACAACATACTACAGTGGGCAGGCACTGTGTGCCTCCTTAGCATGTATGTCTTGATGAACTTTTACAGAGACCTGCATCCTTGGGACAGCGTGGCAGGGGCGCTAGGCGGCATGTGCTATTTGCTGTGGACTTTGCGAGTGCGCAACACTCCGCAGGCTCTTGTCAACCTAGCAGGAATAACCGTAAGCCTTGTAGGGATATACACAGTGTGGGGTTGACGTTTTGAGCTAAGTGCGCTATAATTAACACTTAGCAACAAAGGAGCAATATGTCGGAACTGCACAAACAACTTACACAGCTTCTCTTGCAAGTGCAAACAGCACTAGAGGAGGACTATGCAGAACACACAGCTATACAAGACGCTTTTAATGCGCTTGTCTGCGCTATAGACGAAGAAATGTTGTAATAAAACAACACGGGGTCAGGCCCCGTTGTTAGCAGGTTGACAGCTCGAGCTTTTGGGCATACAATAGAGACATAGTGTTAAACAAAGGAGCGAAAATGAAAGAGTTGAAAGAGTTTGTAGAGCGTGAAAACAAGTGGTCCAGCATTTTTGGTAGCCCTGCACTAGACCTCAAGAGTGCCGCAGACCGCAAGGCAATTGCCGGCAAGATTGACAGTTGCCTTAGCCCCGAGAACCTTACCTGTGACGGCGAACTGACCCGTGCCCAGGTCAATGCCAAGTTCCGCTTCCTGACCCGTGCCGCAGAGCAGTTGATGAAGTTGGATCCCAGCGTCGAAATCCACGAATACTACTAAGGAGCAGACAATGGGAACACCCTTATACATGGAGTTGGGAGAGGCATGCGAGTTGGTGAAGAACTACGCCGACATCCATACCGGAGGCGACATCCTGGCAGGTCTGCAGGATATGGAGATGTGCTACGATGACCTTGACAAGGAAGACAGAGTAGCATATAATATGTTTATGGCGGCAGGTCGCAAGATGTTTGCGCCGGCCTAACTGAGGAGCGAAACTATGCCTAATTGGTGCAACAACACGGTGTCTATTGCACACCAAGACCCCGAGAAACTTCGTGCCCTAGTAGCGGCAGTCAACGAAGGTAAGTTCTGTTATCATGTGATTCCTACTCCAAAGGATCTCACTGAAACTGTAGCAGGCTTTCCAGGTGAAGACAAGCGTGAGGCACACGAGGCCCAGATGAAGCGTAACCTAGAGCTCTACGGCGCCAAGGACTGGTATGACTTCCAGACTAGCCGTTGGGGCACCAAGTGGGATGTAGATGCCTACGATACTGTAGAGTTTGACCCCCAAGGTGTTACCTTTGGCTTTGACTCAGCATGGAGCCCGCCTATTGGGGTCTACGAGGCTTTGGTGGAGCAAGGGTTCTCTGTAACTGCATTCTACTATGAGCCCGGCATGGCATTCTGCGGCAAGTGGAGTGACGAGGATGGTGATGAGTTCTACGAGCTCGGAGGTATGAACTCTGAGCAAGTCCGCGAGGAGATCCCACAAGACCTCGACGAGTGTATGGCTATCTCAGAGAACATGGCCATGTGGGAAGAAGAAAACGCCGACGAAGAGTAAGGTTTTGAGCCCACTGGCTATACGCCCTGCAACACGCCTGGGTAGTCGCCAGTGTGGCTCTTTTACAACACCTTTTGGTTGACAGCTCGGGCAGGGTTTGCTATACTATAGGCATACTAAAGGAGCGCAACAAATGATTACACTAGACACTCGCAACGAATACGATCAACGCCACGGCGGAGCATTCGACCGTGGATCTGCAGACTCATACTATGGTCGGGCTCGCAACCCTCACTTCTATATCGGTGGCACTGGCACTTCAGAGCGTGTTGACCAAAGCCAAATGACTCCTAATGAGATTAAGGCCTACTTGGCAGGCTATCAGTGGAATGAGCAGTTTGGCGACAAGAAGTGCTGGGATTAACCCTAAGGTTGACTGGGTTATCAAAAGGCAGTATAATAGACACATAGACAAACAAATAAGGAGCGAAACTTATGCGTGATGCAACTAACCGACTGATTGCAATGATGGACGAGGGTTTGATCTCTGCAGAAGCAGTAGCAGAGATGGCGCTTGCTTATATGAGCGAAGATGATGTTGCAGACATGATGCGTTGCAACGACATCCTGGACGATGAAGACGACGAGTATGATGGCCAGCCCACTGAGTTGGAAGAGTGGATGGACTTTGACCCTGATTGCTAAAGGGTTTCTAGGTTGACGACTAGCCAAAATAGTCGTATAATAGACACATATTAAGCAATAAGGGAGCGAACCAAATGGCTAAAGTAAATTACGATGCATTCTCCAGATTCGATATGGATGATGCCTGTGACCAGTTTGACACTATGGACCAGAAGAACTGGAAGAAGATCGGTAAGTTCATCGTAGCCGACGGTCAAGAGTATCTGACGGTCATGGAGACAGAGTTTGACTTTGAGGACACTACAGACTCAGAGTATGCGGCCTTTGATGCGGGTGTCAAGTATGCGTTCACCAAGCTCAACGCCGCCCTGGAAGCCGCGGGCGTGGACCTAGAGATCAAAGAGATCGACCTTGTAGAAGCCATGGGCTTTCTGTTAGTGCGCACTGACGATGAGCCAGAAGATTTCGTTAAACGAGCGCTGAAAAAGCCTGTCATGATGGTTGACAGCTGGGTCTGAAACCTGTATAATTAAGACTTACACAACACAACATAGGAGCGAAACTATGCAGACAATCACTACACAAGAGCAGGTCAATGCTATCGTCAAAGAAGCCCAGCAAGCGGCCTACGAAGCCGCAATGAAGTTCTTCTACGATAAGTTGGGCGGCAAGGACCAGTTTGCCTGTGGCTTTGCTTGGGTTAACATCTACGGCGTCAAAGGCAACACTAAGATGGGCAAGATGCTCAAGGCCGCTGGCGTGCGTCAAGACTACACCAAGGCATTTCAAATCTGGAACCCAAGCGGCATGCCCGTGCAGAACGTAGACACTTTAGAAGCGGGTGCAGAAGCCGCCGCAAAGGTCTTCGAGCGTTATGGTTTCGAAGCCTACGCAGGTAGCCGATTGGACTAATTGGATACCAGAGGGCCTTGACGGACAGGGCCTTCGAGTATATAATTAACGTTTTAAACACATTCAGGAGCGAAACTAAATGGCTAAAGTTCATACAGCAATGAGCCTTGCAAAGGATAAGGCAGAGTCTAAGAGCCTCGAGCAGGACAAGGACTTCATCAAACAGAAAGAAGCCGAACTGGCTAAAGAAACAGACGAAGAGATCATGGAGCGTCTGGCAACCCGCTTTGACATTCTAGAAGACATGACCCGTGCTGTGAAGAAGGGCGATGTTCGAAGCATGATCGTAACAGGTCCCCCAGGTGTTGGTAAGAGCTTTGGTGTAGAAAAGGTTCTCAGCAAGCACGATGTGTTTGCCGATGTAGCCAACGATTCCAAGCTGAAGAAGTATGAGATCGTCAAGGGCGCAATGAGTGCAATTGGACTCTACTCTAAGCTCTACGAATACTCGGACAAGAAGAGCATCCTTGTGTTCGATGACTGCGACTCAGTTCTGCTTGATGACCTTAGCTTGAACATTCTAAAGGCAGCTCTGGACAGCTCTAAGAAGCGAACTATCCATTGGAATACGGACAGCCGACTGCTTCGCTCAGAAGGTGTGCCCAACTCATTCGAGTTCAAGGGCGGTGCTATCTTCATTACCAATATTAAGTTCGATCACGTGCGCTCAAAGAAGCTGAAGGATCACTTGGAAGCACTAGAGTCACGCTGTCACTATCTAGATCTAACTATCGATACAGAGCGCGAGAAGCTGCTTCGTATCCGTCAGGTAGTGCGTGATGCAGGCATGCTGGATGACTACGATCTAGACGATGCAGCCAAGGCTGAAGTAGTAGAGTTCATTGCTACGAACGCAAAGCGTATGCGTGAGTTGAGCTTGCGCATGGTGCTTAAGGTAGCGGACATACGTGTTAGCATGCCTAGCAAGTGGCAAGCTGTAGCAGAGGTAACCTGTATGCGTAATCAATAAGACTAGAGCAGGCGTAGACCTGCATAGAGATCGGCCAACGATTCGCTCCCGGTAACCGATCCCCAGGGTGGAGGGCTGTCCACCCGGCAGTGATCCCTGACCATAAATCCGATTCGCTCCCGGTGGTCAGGGATTTTTTTGGTCGACTAGGTGGGGGGTCGGCTATACATTTATTCTTAATACTTTACAATTAAGCAACGCAAGCAAATTTCATGGTATATAGACGCCAAATCACCAGGGTGAAAGTTTAAGTAACTATCTATAATTTTTTGCGCGGCAATTTTTTTAGGGCTGTAGACCCATTTCGGGCCGAGCTCGAAATGCGAGCTACGTAGTAGCTCTGTAGCTATATACTAGACTATGCTACACCAACACTACATCCTCACGCAACATCCTGACTTTCCGGCTGTTATAGAGTGGATACAGAGCTTTCCCCTACGCTGTGAGTTTCACCTTAATCGCACACGTTTTTGGGTCCCAGACGGCACTATATACACAGAGTTCTGTCTACGTTGGTTATACGCTTGCCCTCCAGTTGATCCTGGGCTAGATCTATCTACAGGGTTAAATATACAATGAAATATAACTTTATAGACTGGGTAAAAGACCCTAGCCAGATTCTAAGCGAAGCAGCACCAACAGACAAGTTGCATCTAACCTTATTGCCATGTGCCGCTAGCGATCTGGATCCTGCTGTTAGTGTTAAGACTATAGACTACCATTACAAGCACCTTGCTCAAGCATACGTTAAACGCTACAATGCGGGTGAAGGTGACCCAGAGTTCAACCGTGCGGGTGCATACTTGCATAACTTACTATTTCAACAGTATAAGGCTTACTCTACGGATAAACCAACGGGTGCGGTTCTACAGTTTATAGAGGATAACTTTGGTTCGTTTGGTCTGTTTAAGAAAGAGTTTTTGAAGACTGCTATGAGCGTCCAGGGATCTGGTTGGGTTTATCTTAGCAAGAAGGGTGAGATCAAAACTATACGTAATCACGCTATAGTTAAGGACTGTGTGCTACTTATTGATTGGTGGGAACACGCTTGGGCTCTAGACTATCAGCACGATAAAGAAGCCTACTTGGCAGCACAGTGGAACATAATTAACTGGGCTATTATAGAGGCGCGGCTAGCGTAACGCTCGTTCGCGTTTTACCGCTCTGCTGCTTCGCAGCACTAAAAATTTTTGCGGACGCTTCGCGAGGTTTAGGTCTTAGCTAGGCGGCCTGCTAAATACACATATGAAAGTAATCGAAATCATTGAAGCTACACAGATGCGTGATCTTGACGCAATGGGCACGGACAAAGGTCCCGATAGCAACATACCCGCCGCTACTGCTGCCGCTACAATGGCTATACCGGCGGGCGCGGCTGCTGATAAGGTCCTTAAACGTGCTCGAAAGCTCAATCGTCGATTTAAGGGCGAATCAGTATTAGCCACCGCAGTTAAACGTATTTTGCCCCGAGTAGCTGGGAATGCCGCATTTAAAGCTATTCCCTATGCTGGATTGGCTGCGGGCTTTTACTTTGGTGCGCAGAGTGCGCTTAAAGGTGATTGGCTAGGTGCAGGCTTAGAAGTTGCTACCAGCTTGCCATGGGTTAGTCTATTGGGCGCCAGCGTGGGTATTAGCGTTATTATAGCCCGTGAAGTCTACGATACTGTTTTTGAAGACAGTGAAAATCCCGGTAAGTTTGTTGCGCTAGAAGCGGATCTTAGAGATGACTATGAAGGCACAACAGCCCGTCTTAAGTTCTTATCAACGATTATTTCCGGGGTAATCAAGGACAACATCGAAGAAGCTAAAACTAGCATTGAAAAGAAAAAGCAACAGGCAGCGCAGGTTCAACAGCAATCGGACGCAGAACGTAAGAGTGTTCGATCAGCTAAAGATATTAAGTTTGCCGATACTCCGGGAAATGCCGCAGTGGGCAATCCACAACTGGCCCGTCAGGCTTTTAACAGCCGTCAACGAACCGGTCAAGAATACAAATAATTAACGGTAGCTTCGTTTTCGCTATGCACACTTGCACCATTGGTCAAGTGGAAACGACGAGCTAGATCTGTCTTTGGACTCAGAGTAATATAAGTAGTTACCATAGGTAGCGTAGCCTTGATGTGTGCTTGCGCTTCACGGATAAGTTGACGACCTGCTCCCGCTTGATAACTCCATATAGTATAAAAGACTGCATGTGTGGGATTGTCCGTTAAAATCCACAAGTCTTGAACTTGGCTGGGCACCGACTGCATAAATCGCACACAGGTAATGGCCAAAGGTTCTTGATGATCCCCCAGTAGAACAAACACACGACTATGTTCGTTGACTCGCTGTTCACGAGTAATTTCCGGGCGCACGGGATCGTCCTTGATGTAGTCAAGTAGAGGGTCTGTTAAATCTGTGATAATGTGTAGGGCGGGCATGGTAAAGTTTCTTATATAATATACATACTTATCTTTTCGGGGCAAAAACCGGTAAATACACTACCATGTTAACGGTGTCAATCACTGCCAGTGTTGACGATAGGTTAAAGCCCTTGGCTTCTATTGTTAGCAGTCTCACAAGAGAATGTTGGTTATGCGACATCTTCGTCGCCGGTATTAGTTATGAACGTATAACCGATACTGAAATAGTCATAGCCGAGCGTGACTATACAAAACTATGTTTGTTTCACTCCACGCCCGACTTGACCTTACACGTCATCAGTTCCGATGTTGTTCAGTAGCTGACGCAGTTTAGAACTTTGAACTTCTGCCGTAACCCGGGGCACAGGGCTAGCATCGTTAGGATCTTCACTGCGATTTTGAACTAGTGCCCGTTGTTTAATGCTGTCAATTAAGGCATTTGAACTTGACTTGGGACTACCGTTTGAATCATATTCGCTTTCGTCTAAGTCTGTGATACGTAGGCTGTCAATGTTAAACTCCAAGTCGATTTTCATACCCACACCGCTTGAACTACGAGTTTTCATTAACTGTAGCTGATAACGTCCACGTTCGCGCATAGCACGTGACGTAAAGATACCAAACACGTTATCCGCTGTTTGAATCTTTGACAAACCACCTGAAATGTGACTGTGATCAAATTCTACTTCTTCGACTGCGCCGCGATTCAACTGTGCAGCCGTTACAAAGATACAGTTCTTTTCAACAGCTAGATTACGCAGTTCTTCTGATACATACTTGTCCTTGATAAACAAGTCTGCGGGGCTAATTTTCTTTGAAATGGGCATTAGCAAGTCCAGATAGTCAACCAGTAGCACGTCTACTCTGCGTCCCAGTTTAATTTCGTATTCTTTCAAGTATGATCTAAGATCGTTCGCAGTCTTCCCAGATGGCATATATTTCACTTGAAATGTGCCGGACTTCTTGCCAATCATTTTAACTTTCATTTCAACGTCATCGAGATTTTTAAACACTTCTCTAGTCGGAATGCCCGTCATCATTGAATCTACACGCATTGAAACAAGTTCTTCACTAAGTTCAAGTGTCAGGTATACTACATTTAATCCCTGTAGTGCCCAGTTCACACCTAGGTTCGCTAGAAATAAGCTCTTACCTGCACCTGATCCACCGGCGAAAATATTTAATTCGCCTCTATTCATACCACCAAACAGTTTGTCATCCATGGTCTTCCAACCAGTGCTTAACTGTCCGTTCTTATCCTTAATCTTCATCAAGCGAGCACGGGGATCTGCAAAATAGTCAGTGCCCATGTCTTTTGTCAGCCCGACTTGCACAGCCCGCTTGATCATATCTTCTACAGGGCCATACTCTCCCTTTTCCAGTAAGTCGGCTGATTCTAAAATTGCCTTTTCAAGACCCTTGTGGCGGATAAATGTTTCAAAGTCATTGAGCAACCAATCAAAGTGCTCTTCACGTAGATCTGTTGTCAGTTTGAAATCAGTATCACAGCTGGCATTAACAATATCGGGTGTGGGCATAATGTTGTGTTCTTTAACATACTCGTTCAAGAACTCAGCAGACTTTTGCAAACGTCTGTCAAACAATGTGTGATCAAAAATGCTTTGGCAACGCACGAATGTGGCTGCATCGGCTAGCATCATTTCTAGATATAGCCTTTGAATATCGTAACCGTAATCTGTGTTTTGTTTCATCTTATAATTATACGCTCTTTAAACATTAATTGCAATATGTTTGACTGGAGCCCAGTCATTACGCCATATACGTTGCTTGGTGTGATAAGCTACTGCTCCAATACTACTGCTTGGATCGCCAGGATTTGGCAGCGACCAAATGTATTTGAATCTAGGTTCTACTTCATTTTTGTTAGCTTGACTGTTCATAGCGCAGCCGCCCATGTATACTAGACAATCTGCATTAGTCAGCTCTTTGGCCTTATACATAACTGCGGCCACTTGAATTTCAAATCGTTCTTGAACTGCGGCTGCAAGATTACATTGATCCTGTAGACTCCATCCACCGACGCCCCAATTTTGCACACCGCAATGAAAGTTATAATCTAACTGTAGTGTGCCCGCACCAAAGTAGTTGCCTACTTCTCTACGGAATCGCGTAGCGTCTCCTTGTAGTGCCATCTGTTGTAAGATGTGTTCATCACGTATGGGAGTAAGGCCTAACATCTGCGTAAACGCACTATAGAATAGACCCAAGCTATGTGGATAACGTGCGCTCCATACTTTAGTCATTTCTCCGTGTATTGCCTGCCAGATGGTGGCACATTCGAATTCTCCAATGGCATCTAGCACAACAATGGCACAGTGATTAAACGGACTAGTATAATATCCCGCGGCAGCATGACTGGCATGATGTTGGGTATAAGTTACAGGAGCATAGTCTAGTCTTGCACGTTTTAAATAACTTCTGGGCAAGTTTGACAACGTAAACGCTGTCTTATACTGCTTGGCATACAACTGTCTTGCTTTCTTAAGCCAAGGATTTTCATACCAATAGATATGATCAGGACTGCCGTAGTCCAAAGCCCTTCTAATAACTTCACTGGGCAACTCGTCCTCTGCAGCCACAGTATTTGATTGATATACGCCATCTTTAAACACGGCAAGGCTTGATCCGTGATTAAGTGCGTTAATTCCCCACTGTATCATTTGTAGATAAAAGGATCAGCTTTGCGCAACTGTTCGAGACGTTTTTTAAGTTCCTTGCGCTTCTTATATTGCGTCCAGGGTCGCATTAAAAATTCAAGTAGTTTTTTCATGTTCTTCCTTTGGAAACCATTTCTTTGCACGTAGTTGTATCTTCAACGTGTTTGATTCTTTTGCAGATATAATCAACTGTAGTGTTGCCAATCGACCTATCTTACATACTGCATCGTTAATGTCTTTGATGCCTTCGGGCCAGTCGGGCATACTGATAGACCATCCGTATTCTAACGCTTGCTCTACCGTTTGCATACCTGCCTTATCTCTGTCGGGCACCAGGATAATTTCTTTGCCTAATTGATGTAGTAGCCAATTTTGACTGTCTTTGATCTCTGCACCAAGTAGCGCACATCCATCAATACTTAGCGCATCAAAGGGTCCTTCGCTAACAATCACGAACTTTCTAGCGGTTACTTGATTGTCAAGATTAAAAACAAATCCAGGCTGCTGTTCACTTAGATATTTAGGCTGTGCATCGTTAGTTGCTCGAGCAGTCCAACCTACTATCTCGCCTTTATAGATAAAAGGAATAATAACTCTGTTTTTAAATCCTACCTTGCTTGTCCAATAGTAGGGATAAGCATACGGATCTAAACTGCGGTTATTTCGAAGATAACAGAAGACATCTATAAGACTTTGATCTGTATTTTCCCAACCTTGTAGCTCAATCCAAGTGCTCCATTCTTCTAGACTTTTAGCGTCCATGGGCATCGCTCGGGCTTCAAACTTAGGTATAATGTTAATTGGACTAGCTGCCTGCTCTTCGCTAGTCTTTAGAGCTTCAAAGATAATTTTGTTAATGGCGTCGTCTGATACGTGCAACCAACGCATGAAGTTTTTCATGTTCTTACTAACATGCCTGCCTGGTTGCCAACTGCATTTGAAACCGCAGTTAAAACAATGATATGAAACAGCATTACCGCCGTTTACAATAAAACCGCCACGCTGTCTAGTGTCAGCAGCCTCACCTCGATGGACACAGCAGGGCGCATTAAAGCTGATCCAACCGCTAGGGGTTTGCTTTCGCTTTGGGGGTAAGTGCGCAAGAAGTGTGTCTACAATAAGGCTCATACCTTATTATAGCATTATAAGATTACTTTGTCTATAGTTCCGGCTGTTTTAGTAAAAGTAATTCGAACGTATGCATATTGTCCAATTGGAAAGTCTGCAAAAACAATATCGTCGTCTCTAGCCGAATCAAATACCTGTGTTGCTTTAATTGAGTTCTTAAATGCTTCTGGAGCAATGGTTGTTTGTGTAGTTGCTTCTAGGTTAACTGTTCCAATAAACCCTGTTGCTTTAACAGTAATATCCGCAGTTGCAGTTGGAATAGCTTCGTAGAACTTAGTTGGGATTGCACTAGAATGATAGTTGTGAACTGCATTTTGAGTAGATCCGTCGCCTGTTAGTTCTCCGTGGAATGTAGTGTATTCAATTGGTTCTCTGAATACAGGCATGGCGCTGCCAACTAGTTCCATCTTGCCCACTGCTCCAAAACGTGTATCCCCGTATAACATAACATCACGACCATCTTTTGTTCCGTTCACACTAAACGATAAAAACTGGTCAGTTAGGTCAACTAGGTCTTCTTGTGGAATAGTAACTACTGCGATTCCTTTGATTGCTGTTGGAGTAACTGCATACGGGCTGTTAGGTAATGCCTGGCCACTAACGTCCATAATGTGCATCTCTATACCGGTTAGTGTTGATAAATCAATACGCTTTTGATCAGCGTTTTTGATATCGAATTCGATAGTGTTATCGATACCGTTATAAATTTTTATATTTCTCTGATACACGTTTGTATACTCCACAGGAAAGCCTGCCAGATCAGCTAATAGCTCGTATCTATTTGGATATAAATATGTTGAGATTTTTTGCATTGGGCAGGACCTTTATTATATATTTATGGCAAAACTACGAGATAACATAGAAGAAAAATTACCGTTTATCAGCGTTATAAACTACGGCGAAGACGAGTATGTTGGCATTATTATTAATCAGGACCAGTTCGTGACAAGTTTCTACGACCTTAACGCAATTAGGACTTCGGAAGAAAAACAAGTATTCTTAGAAATTGGTGAGATTTGGTGGTGGGAATCAAATCGCCAATTTCCAATTAGTATTTTTTGTAAGGAACAAATACAGCCGTTTGCCTATGCGATAAAAACATTTAACAGTAAGGATGCCCGTGTAATTTTAGGCCCTACTGTAAACTTGCTGAATCTCACACTAAAACGAGTAAAACGTAAGAGTGTGCAACTGGTTCGTAAAACTCGTTAATTAAATCCGTAACTGAGTTCTTCGCAAATTAAATTCATTTGAACTACAATGGCCATAGCATACGCAACCGCGTGAGCTTTCTTAAAGTAGTATTCACCGTTCTCCGGTTTCGTCCAAATCTCCGCACCAATCTCTGTCCAAGTCTTCCCAACTAGGTGCCTCTTTGCCGGGCGGATCAAAGCGAGACACATTGCCAATTCTTCTATACTTGACGGCTTCATCTGTTTCATTAATCCACTGTGCCCATTTACGTGGAACAATAAATCCGCGAAATCCTTCTGCTCTAGTAGATCCCATAGTGGTTCTGTCTCCATTAGTTGTGTAAGGTGCGCTTCGTCTTGAACACCTTTGTAGATACTAACATTTAAAAAATCAATTTTAAAATATCCTCGCTCTTCTGCTGCCTTATAGTCTATAGTGCTTAGGCCAGTAAACGGATTGTGCGGGATAGAAGTGCAATATACGCCAGTATTGTGCTTTTTAAAAGTTCCATTTTCTTCAATAGATGCAACTACATGCTCTAGTTTTTCAAGAGCTACAGTCCTATCTAAAAAGTCAATATCGATATCAGGCATTACGTCTCTCTTGCTTAATCCATTGATTATATTGTTCAACACTATTGGTTCCGCGATAGTGCTCGCCTGTTTCCAAGTCAATTAACAACCACTTCTCCGGAACTTTAGTTTTAACTTCCAATACTATTGGAAAGTCTAGTTCAGTTACTTCTGTTTCGTCTTTAAGTTTGCGTGTTTTCATATTTTAGACTCTCTTACAATTTGCTTAACTAGTTCTACATCTGCAGGTTGTTTTCTAAATTTACTGACCCAGAACTGCGGATCAATCTGCACAGCAATAGTATCTAACTGTTCATCACTAAGTTTCGATAGTAATGCTTTACCGTTTGTGCTGTTAAGAATAACCCACGGACTAACCTTACCATCTTTAATATCGTGGGTTGCTCTGTTTACATTTACATATAAAAAATAATGATTCCACTGGGCATTATTGTCATCACCCCACTTGAGCATGTGTTTAATAGTTCTATCTAGTGCAGTTTCAACAGTTTCCACTTTAATCAAGTCAATAACATATTTGTCATACAATTCGTCTCTGCACCAGTGGTCAAGTTTTACACCGCTAGTAACAACATAGTCAATGAATCTATCAGGATACAACGGATTAACATTACTAACAAAGCTACCAAATTTCACAAAGGCGTTGTAATAAGGACTCTTTGCAAATTCTTCATAAGTCTTAGGGACTTTTAATTTTTGTGTGCGCTGATAGAATCTATTAAAGGCATCATAGCCCATTTGCACATGCTTTTCAGTTTTAGCAAGTGCCCTACGCTTTTGCTCGCAGATATGCACGAACAAAGTTTTTTCTTTCATAAACTTTGTCCCGCAATGCTCACAGTGATAAGGTTTTTCTACTACTGACAATTTTAACATATCATTTAAATTTAGCGGCAATCTCAGATTCAGACATGCCGTATTGCCTACACAAGTCTTTGACATCTTTATCAGTCATTAACTTACTCATTAGATGAAGTTCATCATCTTTCTTATTTGGATAGAACTGCTCTAATATCTTTGTCTTTTTGTTAGCAGGTGTCTTCTTGTGTCCAATCCATTCGTGAAACATAATCTGTTTACTGTCATGACTACACAATGCTAATAGTTGCCATTGAAGCTTAGGATGCTTAGTTAATGAATAAAAATGTTTGTTAAAGTATTCATTAGTAGCTAATACAAAGTGTTCTTGTATTTCTCTCTTACCGGTCTTCACTGAACTCATATAACGATTAAGCAAGAAGAATGCCACACTCTTGCGCTGTTCAGGAGTAAGCTCGTCCCACACTTCTTTTGCGCCTAAATCTAAGGCACCTAAGATATCTTTTAGTTCTAATTTTTCACTCATTTGTCTTCTCGCGGCACTAGTCTAGCATCAAATGCTATAACTGTTCTGTTGCCAATACCCTTCCAGGGATATACAGTATGCGGTAAGTGGCTAGGGAACACAATAATAGTTCCTGGTTCCGGGCTATACTTCCAAGTGTCGTTCATCATAAATCGTGTAACATCACGAGTCTGCGGTAAACGGAATAATACTTGCCCGTCACTAGGATTACTATCATCTGCCAGCTGGGGTGCGCTAACATAAATGTTTCCGCTAATGTTACCAACCGGATGTGTATGCATTTCTTGATAGTCGCCCGGGCCTTGTCTAATAGTCCATATGCTAGCAACTACTGCCTTGCACATGCGCAAGTCTTCAGTTCCAGATTGTTGTGCGACAATCTCCATGTATCCTTGGCAAGCAGTTTCAATCCATTTAACTAACCAATCAACATCTAGATTTAATTCATTAGGATAGACTTGAATCTGTTGACCTCCACGGATACTTATAAATGCACTACCGGAATCATTTAATTCTGGATGACTGTGTAAATTTTCCACCAAGTTAAAAATCTTACTAAACTCAACAGGTGGCACATTATCAACTGCAATAATTGTTGGTTGAAAATACGCTACTTTCATATCTTATCCTTACTCAATTTATATAATATTATAACACGATCAACGGCCTTTTGTAAAGCCGGATTGGTTTTTGCTTCTTCTAATACATGGTTCCAAAATTTTGAATTAAAATAGTTGTCACCGTCGTTGTAGTCCCATCCTACTGCAAATCGAGTTGACGAATCAGCGCCAAGTTCTCTGCAATAGGTTATACCGTCCGCACGTTCATAAATGTAAGTTGCGCCCGGTTTAAGTGTTCCCATTTCTAATCCTTGGAAGGAAGTTGAAATTAACAACAATTCTTGGATCACTTGTAGTCGGGCAGCTACCAGCATGGTATGTAGATCCATCAAACACAATCAGCCTGCCGCGCTTTGGAGGTATACGGCTTTCTTCAGTTAGTTTGCCATTATCATTAGAAAATATAACAGTATCGCCGTCATAATCTCCAACATAATACACGCAAGTAATTAAATTAGCCGGTGGATCAGTAAAATCAACGTGCGGCTTACCATAAGAGTCTGCAGGCCTGTTTGGATCAGAAACTGTCATACTGGCCTTAATCATTAATAGCTTTTCTATCTCAACTGGTATTGCTGAAATCAACGGCACAAATAATGGAAATGACTGATTTACGTGGTGTGGATGATCAAAATAAATTAAATGAACAAACTGTTTGTAGTTCATTGCATTAGGCCCTTTAAGACCTGCAGGTTCGTGAATTTTAGCTGCGCTAACATAATTCCACGGGATAGGTGAAGTAGTAAAATACGTTTCTAAATCTATTTGGTTTTCTTCAGAAATTGCATCATCAATAACGGCAACATCTTTAATCATATTATGCATATTATAAAATCCTATCTAAATGAATAATTTCACTTTGTCTGCTAATTTCTTTAACAAAGTATGCGCAGTTTGGTTTAGGTTCGCTGTTAAGTGGTGTTGCGAGCAGTTGTCCGTTTTTCATTTTAGGGAAATACCACTTAACATCGCTATAGAAGTTTACAATTTCGATCTTTTTAAACTCAACTCTAAAACTACTCAATGGATTAAAGACTAATGCTTCAAAACCTCTGTCATTTAGGCTAGTTAACGGTAATACCTCAATGTCACATGCACTTGAACTATCTCCAACTGCAATGCTCCAATCAATGGGCATTGTAACTTCGTCTTCCCCTATGCGCAGGACCATTGCCGGTGCGTTGAAGCTTTCTAAGAATACTAACGGCATAAAAAAGAAGTCAGGTTCCTTAGGATCGCTGTTATCTAATACAGCGAATCTTGTATGTTCATCTACCTCATCTGGTAAATTGTTTAGCGAGAATAACTCGTTGTCTAAAGTTAAAATTTGCATTATCCTATTTTTGCCAATCTATCTTTTCAATTGTGAATGGATACTTGGCTTCCTTGTAAAATTTCTTTCTTTCAGTAAGATGGCGCTTGGCATACTTACATGTAGAGGTCACATCCCAGATTTGAACAAAGTCTTTATCCGCTGCCTTTCGAATTCCGCGTCCAATACTTTGAATAACGCGAACGAAACTCTTGCCCGGCTCCAACAACACAAGGTTAAATATCCTAGGTATATTAATGCCAACAGCCGCAACACCAAAAGTTGCCACAATAATTTTATTGTCGCTTGTTCTAATCTCATCATATTCCTCTTTTCGATCTTTTGTCTTTACCTCACCTGAGATAAACACTGATCCTTCGAGTTCGTTTATTAAAAATTTGCCTGAGTCGATTCTATTAACTAGAACCAATGTATTGCCTGTTTCTGATATTTTTTTAATTAATTTGCTAATATAAATCATCCGATCATCATCGGTGACTAGGTATTTGAGTTCTTCTGCATAGCTAGTAAATTCTGGAAGATCAATTAGTTGTGCAACATTAACGTGACAGTTTGACAACACGCCTTTATCTTGAAGTTCGTGTGCTTTAATACCGCCAACTACCGGTCCGATGCTTGCAAAGATACTTTCACTTTCAAACTTTTCCTTAGGCACAGTTCCAGTTAATCCCCAGCGTATACAAGCATTATTTAGGTTTTGTGTTAGTAAATTTTTAAGCACTTCTGCTTTAGCCATATGAACTTCATCAACAATAACAGCCTTAACACCGTCTAGAAATTCTGCAAGAGTTAAAATATCTTGCTCGTGATTCTTTGATTTTTTGTCGAGAATGTTAAGTGATTGCCAAGTGCAAATTGTGTGAGTCTTATTAAGATCTTTTCTGTCACCGTAGTAAACTCCTACATCTAACCCCACGTTAATAAAGTCTTCTTCCGTTTGTTCTACTAATGATTTGTTAGGAACAATAGTGATTGTGCGACCTAATGGTTCGCACAATTGACTCAATGTAGCAGTGGTAATAGTTTTACCAGCACCTGTGGCAATTTCTTGCAAACTTTGAGGATTTGCTAAAAATGTGTTAATGGCTTCGATCTGGTAATCACGAAGCAAAATTGGTTTTCCTTCGTCGGGGTGACCTTTTGGCCATACCTTGCCTTGATCAGCCCAATAATTTTCGTCAACCGGTTTAAAATTAAATTTAGTAACTTCACGGTTATCAACCAGGTCGTCGACCATAATACCCATGCCGTCTAAAATTGGTAAAATCTTATCTAGCTGATTTAGATACCCAGTGCCGCCTAAGCCAAATAAACTAACCATGCCGTCCCAGCGTCCTAGTTTATAAGCAGGATGGTAACGTGCATATGGAATTTCATACTTAAACGAATTTGCTAATTTTTTCCTAGCATCTAGGGGCAAATTTTCAAATTTGATGTTTACTTCGTCTTGTATAACTAATCTTACGGACATAAATTTGTTCTAAATTCCATTAATGATTCTGTATGATTGTATGAGATAATTAAATCACAACAGTTAGCATACACTGATGTCTTGCTATGACGCAGAGATGTGCCTAATGCTATAACACTCATCGGTCTCCACTCATTTTTTAGGAAAAATTTTGGAATTTTTCCACCCGGCACGCAAGCTACTACTGTATGCTCGTCTAATTTTGCATTATACTTTCTATCTGCAATCAATGTATTAAATTCTTTTCCAACCGGGTCGTTGTCTAATCTAAAGTAAATGCCAACGCCTTCAAAAATTCCACATTTTTTCAAGGCTTCGTCTAATTTTTTCAAATTTTCAAGAGCCTTGGGTTGTATGTGTTGTTCCATTACAACGAGCAAAGGAAATCTTTTTAAGTTATTCAATTCGCTGAGGACGTCGGCAAGATCGTGTGTCGACGAGTTAATCCACACCCTAGGTGTTGACCTTAAAGAAATGGCATTTTTTAGGTTTTTTTCGGTATTTTCGGTAGTATTGACAAAATATTGATAACGGACACTTCTGTCTTGTATTGTTGACAAGTCGTTGTCTGCCAATGGACCTATTTCATTTGTTAATTCTTTATACAGGGGCGTGTCTATCAGATTTTCTGTAAAGTAACGACTTTGAATTTCTTCAATTTTCCATGATTTTATGATATTGTAGTGATTTACAATATCAGGAGAAATGTCAAACCCTTGTGGCTGTAAAGATTCGACTAACAGGACAATATTTTTTTCAGTTAAGTTTGTTAAAAATATTCTTCCGTTAACCGAAGTGGTCCCACCGTCAAGATCTTTGTGTAAAATATTGATAATTTTTCGTAAATTTGCGTTATTTGCAAATTCTAAGTAAATTGCAAGGTCTCCGTTGTGTGTTTTATTGATAAACATTTTTTTAGTTTGATCAATTGGTCTAAACGGATAAGACCACATAGGATATACTAACGAAGTCTCAAGCAAATCTTCAACCAACGATAAGTGTTGCTTATTTTCGTTCAAAATTTTCACTAAAAGACGGCCCTGATTCTCAGTTATAAAGCTAGGTCCGGAAATTACAGAACAGAGGCTCTTTAATATCTTAATATCTCGTGCCGGCATGTCTTTTGGCAGATTATTAAAGCCTCTCTTTTCAATTTCTAATAGTAGTGCATCAATATTCATAAAATTATTATACAGTCTCTGTCTTTAAAGGTCAAATATTTGACAAAAAAATAGGCCTCAATATTATTTAAGGCCTATTGTAAGGTTTTTGAGCAAATCAGTTTATAACGTAGCGTCTTCCATGCCAGCAACTCGTAATTTAATTACGTTTGTAATTTGCCACTGCTTTTGATCTAGTGCTTTTGTAATTCCAAGCCACTTATTTCTAAGAAGTGCAAACTCGTTGATGATTTTTTCAAAATCTACAACATCACTTTCACCGTCGACATATTTTTCAACATCTCGACTGGTCAAAGCACGTTGATAATTTTCGAGATACTTTCGAAAATGCTGACTACGCAGTCTGCGGAGTTCAATGTTAAGGTATTCTAAGATTGCTTCGATTTCTTGCAGTTGATTAAACCTGTGTTCAACAACACCCGGCATACTTGCTGCATTTTTTTCGATATTACCTGAGATTTTAACCTCAGTTCGAGCTGCTAGCAACTCTGCTTCGTAAAAATTTACGGCTGCAGGAATATTACTAATGTCTCTTGCAATATCAGTATACCAACCCATTGTTACTCCTCATCTTCGTAGTATTCATCATCAAAATCATCCTCTGCATTTTCACTATCTTCTAGATAGTATGCAACGGCTTGATCGAGATGCTCGTCATTTCCGGTTGCGCCTTGCAAGGCACGGTCACTAACGCCAAAGTCTGCCAATAAATCAACATAACGTTCAGCCGCTACTTCTAATTGCTTCTTGTCAACGAATTCGCTAAACAGCAACCAGATATCTGCAATTTGTGTTTCATTCAACATTCTCTTCTGTCTCCTCAGGAATGGTAGTTGTTTCACTAGATGTCAAATGGAATTTCTCCATTATCATATCTAATTTATCATCTTTCCACTCTTTTCGGTAGAATTTGTGTTCTTCACCGGTCTCTGGGTCAATCCAAGCAAGTCTGTTACCCGACTGTTTTAGCAAACCTGCTTTTTCAAACATATCTACTAAACCTGAGTATGGGTTCATACCTGTTTCGTAAGGAATCTTAACTTGAAGTTGCTCGAACGGTTTAGCATAACGAGTTTTCATAATTTTACAAGCGGCTCTAATACCGTTGACTTCTGAAACCTTGTTGCCGTCTTCGTCTTCTTTAAGTTTTAGTTTCTTCATAGCAACTACTATACTAGATGCATAAACGAAACCTTGTCCGCCTGAAATTTTGTCATCTGGGTCAAACATATCTTGGCTTGCGTATGTGTGGTTTGTAGCAACTAAGCCAACATTATAGTTACCAAACATATTCACGCAATTACGAACAAGTGCTGTAAGTGCTTTAGGTTTACGACCCATGTCACCTTTCAGATCACCTGCTTCAAACTGGTTAACGTCCGTTGGGGTAAGCAACATACCCAAGCTGTCTATGACAAAAAGAACCTTTGGACGTTCTTCCATAGCTTTGTATTCTTTCATGAATTCGTTGATAGTTTTAGCAACGTCATCAATCATAGCCATATTAAGTTTTAGCAATTTATCTTCGCCTGTGTCTACACCTAATGCGTGTAACCACTTCTCGTCCAACGCATTTTCCGAGTCAATTAGAATACAATAAATGCCTTGGGCTTGTGCGTTCTTAATAATGTTACCAGAACAAATATATGACTTGCCGGCACCAGATTCTCCAGCAAATACAGTAACCTTACCCAAAGGAACACCCTTGTTAAAGTCTCCACTAATCAAGTAGTTTAAAGCAAAATTGCCAGTGCTAACCCAATCAGTAGGATCGTTAAAACCAACACCAAGCCCGTCAATGGACTTAGTTAGAGTTTTACGAAATTTTGATAAATCGAAGGCTTTTGTAGCCATATTGTGTTTCTCCTAAATGAATGTAGGGGACCGAAGCCCCCTACGCTTGTGCAATTACTTTTGACGATTGCGAATCATTGCCAAGATGTCTTGTGCTCGGCTGTCACCGCTACCTGTAGAAGCAGGAGCTTCGTCTGCTTTAGGAGCAGGTGCTGCCTTTGCTACTGGAGCAGGTTCGTCGTCATAGTCGTCACCTGCAGGTGCAGATGCCTTAGGAGTTGCTTTCTGTGGGTCTCCAGTTTGTTGACCCATGCCTGCTGGTTTGAAGTATTGACCCCAACGATCCATGTCAAATGCTTCACCATCAACAGATGCTTCAAACATTTCCTTCATGATCTTTAGTTCAACTTCGCTTGGCTTTTTAGGCAAATAGTCTGCCAAGTTATACAAGCCGTATTGTTTAATAGCCGCGTGTTCTTCGTCGCTAAGTGGTCGCTCACGACGTGCCCAACTTGAGGTTGAGTAATCTGCGTAGCCGCCTTTGCTACCTTTCTTCATACGGTAATCGATACCGTGAACATAGTCAGTTGGCAAATCTTCCAATTCTGGATCGACTAGCGCGGCACGGATGCCTTGGAAAATCTGAGGTCCGATAATGAATCGACGAATTGGATTTTCTGGTTTATTTTCTTCCTTCATTCCGTCTTCTACGACGAAACCTTGGAAAATGTAGGAACGCTTTTTCCAATACTTACGACCCATGTCTTCAAGACTAGGATCCTTAAACCAACCGCGAACTTCGGAAAGAATAGGACAAGTATCGCCATACATTTCTACGCATGGAACTTGAACGATTGTTGGTTTGGATTCTGTTTGACCCTTAATACCTGCGAAAGGTAGTTTGATCATTGCACGTTCTACCCAGAAGAACGTATTGTCTTGATTACCATCTGGAAGGAAACGAAGAGTTGATTCTTGTCCTTCTTTTAGGTTCCAGAATGCATAAATGGAATTGTCTCCACCTGTTCTGTTACCGTCTGAACCTTTTGATTCTGCTGCCTTTAATTTTGCTCTGATTTCTGCCAAAGATGCCATAATATTTCTCCTTAATTAAGCCTTTGTGTTGCGTTTCCGCTATTTTTTATTTGCCTATATTTGCCTTACACCTATGTAAAACAAAAAGCGCATACATGTTATTGTATACGCTTTTATTTATCATTGCAAGAGATTTCTTGCTTAAATCTGGTTTATTTTACCATTTGTTCTTAGTAGGAAGTCCAGCAATTGAACGCATAGCGTTTAGCTCATCAATAAATTTATGATCATTTCGTGCCGATCTACCTTCTTCCATATCCTGCGCTAAATTATTTGCAAGACCTTGAGCACCGCCCATATTCTTCATAGCAGCCATTTGAGCATCATATTCTGCCTTTGTAGCCGGCTTGCCGTTAACTTTATATGTTTTACCATCTCCGGTTGCAGGTGCTGATGGTGCCGCTGGTTTGGCAGGTGCTGCCGGTGCCGCTGGTGCTGCTGGTGCCGCTGGTGCTGCTGGTTTGGCACCTATGACCCTTGGATCTGTTGCGGCATTTGCTCTACCGCTTGCGTCTAGCCCTGGCTTCTGAGCTGCTGGTGCTGCGCCGGCTGCTTTTGGTGTTCCGTCTGGATTGTGTGTTGCACCATATTTCTTCAACCATTCCTGACCTTTAGGACCGGTTGAAGGTTTTCCGTTTAATGTCGGCTGCGGTGGAACTTTTCCACCTGTTGGTGCTGCTTGAGCTGCTTGTGCAGGTGCTGCCGGTGCCGCGGCTTGGGCTGCAACGGCTGCATCTACACCTGTTACATCATCTTGGGCACCCGGTGCGCTAGCGGCTGCAACGTCTGCGTCGGTTGGTTCTGCTAATCCAGTTGCGGCTGCTTGTGGTGCGGCATCTGGTTCTGCACCTGGAGGTGTGGATAGTGGCTCGGTATTAGCGGCGGCACCTGCTGCTGCACCTGCGGCGGGAGCTGCGCCAGCAACGGCTTCACCTGGCAGCGGCTTTGGCATACGTGCCATAATAAACTGATCTGTTGGATCTGCACCGCCAAGCCATTTTAATTGGCTAGGTGTTAGTTTAGCTTTTGCAGCGGCTGCTGCATTAGCATCAGGGGCAGGAGTGCCACTTGTTACTGCACGACCATCTGATGTTTTAAGAACGCCCCCTGAACCTGTTTGAACAGCGTTTGCCGGTGCGTTCATAGTAACACCGTTAACTGTTTGTGTTTGTGGTGCAGTTCCGTCTGGATTTAATGTTACTTTTTCTGAAAGCAAATTTGCTTCTGAAACTAGATTAATGTAGTCGCGCAATGATTTCATTTTATTTTCCAAAGTTAATTTTGCCCATGATCTGTTTCATCATATCTGCTGGGTTGATATGACCACCTGGGATTTCCATGTTTTGATTAGGCATTTTACTTTGCATTCCTTGCATTACACCGCCTATTTTTCTTTGTAGCTTTTGACCCATTTCGTCGGGCTTATTAAAGTCGAACACATCGTCGGATGTATCATCATCACCAAATTTTGGTAATTTAAACTTCATGTTATTAGCTGCTGCTATTGCATCGTCATAGCTAGCTGGCTTGCCGTTTATTGATCCGCTCGACGTGTTAGTAACGTTAGCGCCTGGCATGCTTTGCATCTGTTTCATCATGTTTGCAAAATCAGGCATTTCTTCATCTACGTGATGATCGTGTTTTACACCTGCCAGACGTAGTATATCATTATGCTCGTGGCCGCCTTGACCTGGGTCTACTTTATCAATGAAACTAAACATCTTTTGTAGTAGCTCAGGGTCAGCATCTGGAAATTCTTTTTCTAATTTAATCTTGGCACGTTCACCGCCAATAGTGAAGTTTCGCTCTTCTCTATTCCAGAAACCACTTAGGAACTTTTGCATTTCTTCAGGTGTTGCACCGTTGCTTTCAAAGCCGCATTCCATAGGAGTCATGCCACATTCTTCAATGGCATCGTGCAATGTCATTGTTTTTCCGTTAGCTGTAAAGACAGTATCTAATCCTGCGCCAGCTTTTGCAGCCTTAGCGATTGCAGCCTTAAGTCCGCGGTTACGTAACGCTTGAACTCTGTCAATTGGATTCTTGGCAGGCTTTTTAAATACAGGTTTATCATCTGTAGTGTCCCACGGTGGATCCATATCATCATCGTGAGTTTCAGCAACTGGTGCTGGTTGTTCTTCTTCAGGAGCAGGTGCTGCTGCCGCTGGAGCAGGTGCTGCTGCCGCTGGTGCTTCTGCTGGAGCCGGTGCTGCTGCCGCTGGTGCTTCTGCTGGAGCAGGTGCGTTGGGCGCAGCTGGACTGGCAGGTGCCTCTGCACCAGATGCCTGATCGCCGTCGCCGTTAAAGTCTACTTTTTGAGCAATATCAGTTCCGTGCTCTTCATCGTAATTTTTTAAAAACGCTTGGATAACCGCTGTAACATCTAGATCACTATCTATGTCTTGTAAGTCGCTTTTTAGATTTTCGTCGTCAATAATGCCTTTTAATGTCTGGATAGCATTTAAGCCATCGCCGCCGTTATCTAGTTCACCGCTCTTGAAAATAGCGTTTAAATCTTCAATTGCCTTTTGCTGAACTGCATCGTTGTCGCTAAACAAACGATTAGGTTCGTTTTCTTCTTCAGATACTACTTGATTAAAGAATTCTTCTAATTCAAATTCTTCTGGCAACTGGTCTTCATTCTTTAACCTGCCATCTTTCTCGGCTGACTTTAGCATAGCAGCGCGATCGGCATAGCTTCCACGCTTAACATCTTTAGCAGCCTCTTTCTCACCTTTAGTAGGATTCTTTACGTGCTTTAATGGATCAAACTTAGTTTCGTCTAACAAATCATCAAAGCCTATCTCTTTAACTGGCAATTCAATATCATCTACTAATTTGTAGATGTATGGGAATACAGATTTTAATTCTTCATTGAATGTGCGAATTGTTAAACGATCAACCCAGTCATTCATAACTTCTTCAGGAATCATTTGTTCTTCACGAGCTTCAAATGCTTCTGCAAATTGTTTGTAATAAGCAGGGCGTTGTAGTTTATGGATTGTTTCTTTAATTTGATCAATACGTTCCATTACCTTACTAGTAATGTCGCCCATTGTTTCTGATAGTTGTTCTTGGCGCCCGACATAGTTTTTAAACTTGCGTAGGCTTGCTAATTCTTCACTTAGACCGATAACATGTTGACCAATTGAATCATACGGTGTGCCGCCTGCTTTAATATGTTCTGCTAATGCACGAGCTCCGTTGATGCTTTTATTTGGGTATAGAAAACGTTCGCCTTGTGCATTCTCAATATAAATGCTTTCAATGTGCATTGTTCGGCCTGCTGCTAGTTCAGCGTTAACAGGTTGGTTGTGTCTAATAATTAACGTAGCTTCCCCTAGATCCTGGTAACTGACTTTTGCAGTTCCGAATAACTTACTTTCCATCATGTTACCTTCTCCACTCTTGGCTTGGAACTCATAGTCCCTTTTATCTAAATTACTTTTACCCATATTCACAGCATCAAATTTTAATAGTCTGTCTTTAGCAAACTGTCTAAAAGATCTAACCCACTTGTAAGCATTGTGGCTAGTATCTGCATCGTTATCGCTTGTAAGATCGCCGCTCATTTGGATGACTAAACCGTCGTCTTGGTCTAGCTTCATAGTAATTGTTCCAAGGGGTTTTCCGCCCTCAGAATACTCAAACTCAAAGAATCTAGCTTGAGGAACTTGTTCCTTTTTGCTTAATACTTTACCCTGTCCGTCACCTATTTTAATAGATGGGAAGCGTGTTTGAATCTTTCCGTAGAGTTCTTTGGCTATGTTATCTAAATTTGCGTCCATGTTATATTTATCATATGTTAGAGGAAACAAATATTGGCAGCGGTGGCTCCCAATCTTCTTCAAATCCCTCTTTACTGCTCAGGACTTCCATAACTCGTGGGTCCCAATCAGCTAAAACTGTGCTCATTCTAACTACTAAAAGTAGGGCAGATACTAGGTCGTCTGTTTGCCCTACTTTAGCTTTAAAACTTGTGCCTGCGGCAATAAATGTTTTTAATTCACTTAAAAGAGCACGGCTGTTGATAGTAATCTTATCAGTTTCAATTAAAAATTTAACCCTTGCACACGCAGAGATTTTAGTTCCAAACGTAGTATTAAACCCTTTGCGGAATTTACGAACGTGCCCTTTTCTACCAGGCTCACTTACAAATAGTCCGGGGAATGTTTCTTCGCCCATATCTGCAATCACAACTAATCCTGCTTCGCCTACTGTATTATTTTCAAGCGACCAATATATGTTATTTGTATTTTCTTGGCCGATTTCGTCTTGAATATAGCGCAAAATATCGCGCATAATTTTAATCTGTCCCTGAATAGCGGTAATGTTATGCTGCCATTCTGCACATTGAATCATTGACGGTAATTCGAACACTTGTATAGCTGCATAGTCCCCACCTGTGCCCAAGCTAGGATCTAAACTTACAAGATATAAGTTCTCAGGCGTTGGTTTCTTATACCATCGAACTTGACCCATTCGACTAATAGGTTCTTTGCCTACTAGTTCGCTGAGCTTGATCGAATTGATTAATGTTTCATCATAGACTAAGAATTCGCAACCATATTCACGACGGAATCGTTCTTCACCGATGCGGCCCATCTCAGTTATGCGCCATTGTTCGTCCCTGTCCGGATGGTCGCTCCACTCTGATCTGTAGCCATGGAAACCATTAATGCCAATTTTGTCTTCTTTCTCGTTACCATACTCGTCAAATGTATTTTGACTTTCTTTCCAAATGATAGCGAACTCATCTTCGTCACTGTTAGGTGTTGACGTAATAATTGCTCGTCCACCAGTTGCTAGTGTCGGGGAAATTGAAGTCCAAAACTCTGTGGCGATGTTAGGCTGCACAAATGCAAACTCATCGCAATACAATAAGGAAATTGACATACCGCGACCAGTGTTGCCGGTAGTAGTAGCTGATACAATACGTGATCCATTTTCAAACTCAATAGAGCCCTTGTTATAGTTTGTAACCCCTGCTCGGATATGATCGGGGCATAATTCGTATCCATAGCGGATACGTTGCATAATTTCCTGCGATCCTGTGTATTTGTGTGCGGCAACTAGAATAGTTTGATCAGGGTGAAACATTGCATACCATAACAAATATCCAGATGCACATGTAGTCTTACCACTTTGACGTGGCATCATGTTTACGTTAAAACGATAGTTGTGATAAGAATCTAGTAATCCAATTTGATATTCGTATGGTTCAAATTTAACCTTACCTTTAACCGGATGCTGAATGTAGAAAAAGTTTCTTACAAAGTGCAAGTATCCATTTGTGGGGTCAGAACATAACAACAAGTCTTGAACTTGGTCTTCTGTAAACTTTTCTTTACTATGCGCTTTTTTAATTAATACGCCGTCTAGTGATTTTGCCATAACTTTATTTACATAAAAAAACCACCCCGTGGGGTGGTTTTGGTAGGGTGTTGATTACCCGGATTAGTCTTGGTTTGCTTTAACTTCTGCGTATAAGCGTGTTAATTGTGCCTCTAATGATTCTTGCATTGGGTTGCCGCCACCGTTAACCTTAGGTGCTTCACCGCCCTGCCCGTGTAGATCATTGCCTGTTGGTAATACTGCGTCAACCGGTGCAGTTTGTGTATCGGCTGCGTTTGCTAATTCTTCATCGAATGCATTTTCTAAATCGCCCATATCACCGCCGTCGATTGCAACTGCAACATCTTCAGCATCGTCTTCGATGCCTTTAAGAATGTTTAGAAGATCCTTAATACCGCCCGCGCCAGATCCGTTAATACTAACGTTCATACTAACGTTATCTTGTTGTTTTGGTGCAGGGGGCATATCCATTCCGCCTAGTAGTGGCATATCACCACATTCGTCAACTTTGCTTTCTGTGAATAGATCAAGACCTAGATCACGGCGTAGTTGCACTACTGGATCAACTGCGTCTTCTGCAATCACTGCTTCTTCTGTAGGAGTTGCTGATTCTGTTGGAGCATCTAGCTCTGCAATCTTTTTAAATAGTTCGTTGAAGTTCATATTAGTTTCCTGTAGGTAGCTTATATTCTGTGCCACCGTGCTTTTCTTTAGCCAAATCTTTTAAGAAGCTGCTAATATGCTTCTCGCCAACTAGTTTTTGCCCGTCAGCTGCGTTTTCATAATCTTTACCTAATAGCGAATCGCCCTTAGGATTTTTAAAGTGCTCATTGTTAAGGTCGCGTTCTTTAATATCAAACGGTGTCAAAACACAAACTCTTGATGCTGGTAACTTTAGTTGACTAGCAATATATTCTTTTAAAATTGGGGCAGTTGTCGGGTATGTAACTGCAACATCAAATAGTGTAACTTCGGAAAACTTTGATTCAGGAAAATCTAACGGACTTTCTTGAATTGGTGTTCTGTTTCCTTTTGAGCAGCTAGTGCAGCCGTATTTTTCAAGGGCAACTTTTAATTGCTTTGATGCATCTTTAGGGCATTCTCCGGCAATTTTTACCTTGTATTCGTATACTTGCTTGCTCTCTTGTAGATAATCTTTAAATGATTTCATATTATAATCCTGATACGTTATTTATTCATATTTTTTAGTTTTTCTATCAAACTATTGCGATCAGTAATAATAACACCTTCGCCTGGTATGCTAATTCCGTTATCGTCTCCGCCAGTCGCATCTTGATCTAACTTTTGCTTCTTAAGCTGTAGCTCAATCATCTTAAGTTTTTTGTCAACTTTAGCAGCCTTTGCGTCAATAGCATTTTTAAGCATTGTGCCTGCTACTTCAAAAATGCGGGCAGAATAACGTGCTTCTACGTTCATACCTAAGTCGATTAAGTCATCGTATGCATCAGTGGCACGTTGCGCTAGTGCGTCAAACTCTGCGTCAGTGGCATCGCCTAGCCCTTTAACTGCGGGCAATGCAGCAGATATTTTGTCAAATTCTGACATATCACGAAGGAAAGGCGCAGGGTCGTGCCTAGCTTGTTCTTTTTCATCCTGTTTGACAATTTTCTTGCTTTCAGGAAGATTTAGGAGTTCTTCAAGTTTTTTAGTCATACTTTACTTATCCTGGTTTTCCGGTATGGAATAAATCATTTTCGCTTACAACTCTAAATTTTATCCCCTGTTGTTTACACCATAAATTAGCTGCTGCCCATTTTGCTTGATTCTTAATAAACTGTGCCTGGTTATACTTATTCTTACCTACACGTTCTAGTATTGCCTGGCTTGCTGGTTTGATCTCAATTAACTCAATATTAATTTTCATATTCTTGTCTACATATTGTATAAAGAAATCTGGGACATATACTGTTTGTCTACCAGTAAGCGGATCACGGTATGGAATTTGAACAGCTTCGCTTGCCCATTTTTGAATAGCGGGATTTGTGTCACAGAATCTCATAAAATGCCATTCCCAGGAGCTGCGGTATGTTGGAACTTTAAGTCCTACGTATTTGTTTGGCTGAGTCATTACAAACTTGCCACGTGCAAATTTGCTAGCCATCTTACACTAATATGTTTCGGGATTCAAAGGTGTCTGCTACAGTAGCAACACGGTATCCTAACACACTAACCTTTTCGCGATAAGCATTTAATACTTCTGCAACAACTTGGCTTAGTTGCACGTCAGTTAATGCTTTTAGAGTGTCTAAGAGGGTAAACACATTAACATTATCAATACGTGCTTGATTTAACAACACAATGCTGGTGCTTCTTGCGCTATCCGTGTCAAACCCTCTCTTTAGAAAGAAACCTAATACTGCATCGATCTGATTGCTAGGAAAGCTAACTTCGTGAACAAAATATTTGTCAAAAAATTGCTTTACATCAGTAGAACTGTCAGTTTCTTGAGTAGAAGGTAGATTAGATGCCATGTTATTGTGCTATAAAAATAGTGTTATTGTTGCCAGTGATATTTATTTGAGTAGCTTTGACTACAACTTTATTTGACGAAGCTGCTACTGGGAAAGTAGTTCCCTGAACGCCGCCGATACCAGCTGTTGCAGTGGACGAAATTGCTTTAGATGTTACTATCCCAGGTGTTCCGGCGTTGGATAGATCTTGTCTATTTTGATAGTTATCAACTGTTGCACTTGCAGTTCTTCTTGCTTCTAATGATCCTCTTGGAGGTTCTGTAGTAACTGCTGAAGACTTTAACGGAGTTACACCTCTTGGTAGTGTCAATGGGCTCGGTGTTTGATCGTAGTGCTCTGTTCCAAATCCTTCAGGGGTGTCGGCACTAATAGTTCCAGTTGAATAATGCACCGCTTCGTAGTTTAGCGTCATTCCTAACTCGTGGGTAGTATTAGTCTTACTATAATCCATTGTTTGATGATCGAAACTAGATATAACCGGATTGATTAGTTTAAACGCAAACCACTGATGTCTTGATAATTGGTATATTGTGATGCTGTTAAAGAATTGGCCGGTTGATTGATTATCAAGGCCGTATACATTAGATGGCGCACGTTTATATGCATTTCTTGCATATGCACTACCTTGATTAGCAGCAGATGCAGAGTCTGCGTAGTAGTAACTGTAATAATTTTGCCACATTTTGCTAATTAATCCCATGTTGTCATCATGGAACTTAATCGTGCATTCTTCAACTTTATGCTGATACTGAACAACGTGTTTTCTGTTATACTGATTGACCATATCAGTTGAAACTTTAAATTTAGGCAACGTTACGTTTTTAACTAGCATGTTGATTTCTTTTGAGTGTCGTTGTTTTAAGTCTTGGTCTTTTAATGCTGCGGCATTAATGTTAAATGACACATGAAATAAGAAATCTAATTTAGGTGCTAGCCTAAAATTGTCATCAGCAAACAATCTTGCCGCATGGGCATAATCCTTTTGTAAAGAATTAGGATTTAGGTTATTGTTACGATAAGCGTTAAAAGGATTTGCCATAATAGTATTTATTTAGATAATAATATACGTAGTTTATGAACAGTCACAAAAAAGCCCACCGAAGTGAGCTAATTTGATTAACGTGCGCCGCCGCCGGTTACGCCAGTGCCAGTGCCACGTGTAACTGGTGTTCCTACACCAACTGTTCCTGCTGTTTGCAAGCAGTTATCAGGTTGGATTGTAAGACTAATCATTGCAGCTTCTTGTGTAGCATAGTTGATAGTGTCGTAATCAACTTTAGTAACGAAACAACCATAGCATTCCCATGTTTCAAGAATGTTTGGTGTGCTTGCGCCGTTACCACCGTCTAGCATCTCAATACGCATAACAAACTTATAGTCGCTACCAGCTGCTGCTGTAGCTTGTTCAAAGAAGTCGTATTGCTTCTGCATTTGTTCGCCAACTAACTTGCTTACAGAACCGGTAACGTCGTCACGTAGTTTAACTGTAATAGCTTCCCAAGTTGCCTTACCTGCGTAGTGCATTGTTGAGTTGTAAACTTCAAGTGTAATGTCTTTAAACGATGCACTTGGACGTTTAGCTTCAGCTACTTGCTTTGTTAGCTCAGTTGTAGGAGTTGAAACTCCAAAGTTCTCAAACATGATGCGGAAGCGATATTTCATCTTCGGCATCAACATACCTTGTGCTGATGCACTTTGGTCTGATGCTAGTGGAACTGTGAATCTTGATAGTGTTGCGATTGCCATTTTATTATTCCTTTAATTATAGACCTTTGATCTCGCCAGTGTTCTTCAAGCGTAATGGAATGTAAATGAATTCCACTGCCTTAACTGGTTCAATAGCTACATCAAGGTATAGTTCACTACGATCAATTCTAGCAGGAGTATTGTTGCTTGTATCGCAAACTACGATGTAGTCGTATAGAGCACGTTGTCCAACTAGTTCTAACAATAGACTTTCAGCCGCTTGTTTAATTTCGTCGCGTGTAATCTTATCGTTTGGTTCAAACACATATGGTTTAGCCAACTGTGTAAACTGTCTACGTAAGTGGATTACTAGACGAGCTACGTTAATACGATCCAATGAACTTGCAGCACGAGCGCGAGTGTATTGTCCGTAGTTTACAAGACCAGTTCCAGTAATGAAAGTTAATGGGTTAACCTTAACTTGAGCAAGTGTGTCGCGCTGTCCAGTGTTCAATGCTACTGACTGGAATTCGCCTTCTGCTGTGATATAACCGACTGCTGTTGCGTTAGTAATACCACCACGACGTGTTCCTGCTGGAGCAAACCAAGGATAAGCAACTTGGTCGTTTAATGCAATAGTGCGTAGCATCATGTGGCTTGGAGGAACAACAACGTTGTTACCAATGTTATCGCTTGTGTAGCCCCATGGATAGAACACAGCCATGTATTCGTCGCTTGATACTAAACCGCTGTCATTGTCTTCTAATGCACCACGTTGGTTAGTTCCCCAGTTCAACAATGAAGTTGCATCTGGAGTTAAACGTGCAGGTGTATCGCCTACAACGAATGCTGTTAAACCACGATCGTAGTTCAAGCTAATCATTTCGCCAATTAGTTCAGGATATCCTGGGCAAGCAATTAAGTTGAAAATACGTGCTTCTTCGTCACGGATTTGTTGATTGCTGTTAACAAGAGCTTGTAGCTTCTGGATAACAACCTTACGCTGTGCCTTACGACCAAATGTTCCTGCGCCGTTTTCTTGATTGCCAGCTTCTGATAACCAACGATGTGGATAGTAATCTGTCATTAGCTCGTCGTTAGCTGCTCTGTGGTTACGTGCTGTTGTGTCAACGTAGTCACGAACAAAGCGTTTGACGTTAAATCCTGAACGACGTAGATTCCATAGCAACATTCCTTTTGGATATAGTGCTGGATCTGGAGCGTCGAAATCAACAAAATCACTTGTTAATAGTTCAACGATTGTAGCAGCATCAGCTGTTCTTCCGTCTGTATTCCAACGTGCGTCATGGAATAATACACCGTCTTCAGTTGATTGATCGCTGCTATCAACTAGAACCCACTTCTTAGTTACAAAGTTAAATTTGTAAATCATTGGGAAGTTCTCTAAGTCGCTAGTGTCAATCCATAAGTCACCGTTCTTAAGCGCAGTTGTTCCGTCAGCTTGTGTAATTGGAGCAGTTGCTGAAACGATAGGGCCTGTTGCGTTTGTTGGGCCGTCACCGTTTGCGCCTGACTCATTATCGTAGTTCAAATAGCCAACCCACTTAGAACCATCGTGAACCATAATATCAACTTCGTCAATTAGGCTGTTATACCATAATTGTCCGTCAGCTGTTAAGCTCTTAGGAGCATCTGTTCCTGTCTTGTGATATAGTTCTTGCCACTGTGTAGCAACATAATCAAATGTTGTTCCTGCTGGAGCAGCATATAAATTAGCTGTTGCGCTTGCGCCGCTAGTTGCAAAAATTTTATCTAAAGGACCGTTTGTATCGTCTGTTAGATAAATCTCGCCGCCGGCAGTATGAGTAATTACTAAACGGTTTTGTGAATTAACTTCAGCAACAACATTTACTAGTCCTGCAGAGTTAATTGCAGTCGCTAACGCTTCCGAATCTGTATCGCCGGCGGTTCCTGTAAATTGAACTGTAACTGGGCTGCTTGCAGTTGCACTTCCTGCTAGGCTTTCTTGAATTATAAATTCATAAATATCGCCTGTTCCAAATGTAGTTGCACTAATAACGTTAGAAGTGATTGTTAAACCGCCTGATGACATTCTGCGGAATACTTTAAAGTTTGCTTCTACGTTTGCGCCAGTTAGCTCTTCAACGTTGTATTTTGCGTATAGTGTCCCAACTGGTAAATTAATACCACCGCCAGTTGCGTCTAACTTAGCTAATGCTGCTCTGCCATTTTGATATAATGGGCAAAGCACTTCTTCCCATGCTGCGGTTGCTGTATTGTAACGCTTAACACGGACACTAGCACCTAGGTTAGGCTCAGTTGTCTTAAACCATACACTACCTGTTGGGCGTGGGCTTGCGCTATTAGCTTTGAATAAAGGAACGCTAGTGTGTGCAGAAATTTGCAATGCTGTAGCAAAATATGACTTTGCTGTAATTCCTAAAACATCAGCATCTAATAGTGTTCCGCTTAGAGCAACTTCATCAATGACTGTTGCGTCTAAGTAGATTGCTAAACGACCGTTAACGTTAGCAGCATACACGCCGTTATCGTTTAAGTTGTCGTTAATTGCCTTAACTAATCCTGAACTAGCATTTCCTAATGATGTTGCTGTTGCAGTATATAATGTATTTGCATCTGCATCTTTAAACACTAATGTGCCGCTAGCAAATGTGTCTACAGTCTTAGTGCCTGTAACTGCGGCCCATGACTTAGACCATGCATCGCTGCCTACTTGAACCCAAGCTCCTGATCTGTTCTTGAAGAACAATTTGCTTAGTGTAGGTAGTGACTTTGATAAATCTGATTCTGCTGGGTTTGTATCGTTAGTGATAACAAGTGCGTAGTCGCCGATTGCGCCAACTGAACCTTTTGGAGCGCCAGTTAGTGCATCAATCTTAGATGCTGCTGTTACTACCAAAGGAACTTTGTTTACAAATGTTTGACCATTTGTAACGCTTGCATCAGATGAGTTCCATTCAAAGATACCAAATGATGTGCTTGCTGTATCAAACCAGTATGTGCCGTTTTCTGGCTCGCCTGCTGGTGCATCAGCTGCTGCGTCAAGTTGTTTTGTATCTAAATCAGCACGGACAACAAATGCTCTGTTGCTTACACCCAAGTATGAGTAAGCTGCTTGTAGACCGTATTCGTTTTGTTCGCCAGCATGGATAGGATTATTGTTAGCATCAGTCTTGAAGATTGGTGTTCCGAATGTATCTGCCAAATCTTTCTGACTGGTCAACAAGTAAACTTGACCTGCGTTAGCTTTTAAGGTTCCTGGAGCTGTGCCAGTTCCTGCGCCGTTCAGTTTGTTTTCTTCTGAAGCGACAATAATTAAGGGTGTTGTTCCAGCGGCAGCGGGTGTGTAAAAACTTTCATCAATAACCGATACGCTTACGCCTGGTGAACTTAGTTGAGCCATTTTATAATCTCCATGTGAACATGTTCTATATGTATTTATGGAGATTTGGATTTTTGTGCTACTTATACCGTTTGAAAAAGGGGGTAAAAAGGGGTAAATATTACTATGAGACCACTTTGTTCATGCGGTTTACGACCTTGTGCTATAAACTACCACAAAGGTAAGAAGACCTACTATAGAAAACTATGCGAGGCTTGTTTATACGACGGAGATAACGCCGGTGCACCAAGATGGTTTCGTGCAGGCTATAGAATGAAAAACGCCTGCGATAAGTGCGGATTTAAGAGCGCACATAAAGAGGTGTTCAACGTGTTTCACGTTGACGGCGACCTGAATAACTGCCGTCCTACTAACCTTAAGACGGTGTGTGCAAATTGTCAGCGAGTCCTACATAAAGAGGGCGTTCGTTGGCGTCAAGGGGATCTGATACCAGATCTTTAACTTTAGCAAATAGTTCATCAATACTGCCATCATTAGTTAGAACAGCATCAAACTTAGTGCCTACCCAGGCAGTTTCACTGGCATGAATGCCTAGCTTTTCCATACGTGTTTTTGCCAACATCCAGTTCATACAGCGATCGCCTGCATTCATATCTGCGGCATCATTATACCACTCGGGCTCTTCTCCACGTTTTACACGGATAACAATACCGCCTGCATCTTTGATTGATTTAATTTCGTTAGGAAAACGACAGTCACTAATAACAATGTCGTCTTTGCTGTTGCGTAGCTTGTTTTCTAAACTAGCAATCCAAATGTCATCGTGGAACGCTTTTCGGCATACTTCTGTGCCCCAATACTGTAGAACCCAGCGTGGGGTAATATCCATTCCTAAACGATTGCTCCACCAGTCGTCTCGTTGTTCACGCCACTCTCGGGCTTGTTTAGTTCGCCCTTCTAGCATAGTTCTGTCCCAGCCAAATACATAGCTGACAGCATCTTTTAGGCTATTTGCAAATGATTCTCGTCGGTATCCGTGAAAGTTAGTAAGATAATCGGCAATAGTATCTTTGCCCGAACCAATAAACCCACAAACACCTATAATCATAGCGAATCTCCTAAAGTTTCGCTAGTATATAACAGATTTATTGCAAGGTCAAATTATTTGTTAGCCAATAACAAATGTCATTGGCATGCCGCCAACTACATACTCGACTAGCTCTTTATCTAGTTTTTCGAGTTCTTCTTTACCAGAAGATTTCAGGTCGCCGCCGTTGAGCTGAATGCCGCCCGAACCAGGTCCCGCAATGCTGCCAAACTTACTACGAGCTTCTCCTAACATGATTTTGCACGTTGCTAATGTGTAGTCCTTGAGCCACTGGCCAGCATATAAGTCCTGTAATAATACATAATCAGGGCGATAATTATGACAACGGATTAAGATTTGCTCTTCTTCAGCAAACGGGCGCTGTAAGATAGTTAAGATATGACTTGTTGGCTTCCATTTAAATTCGATGTAGCTGCCAAACATTCTACCTACTAATTTCTGGTATCCAGCATACATTTCGTATGTTGCTAAACCGCCCATCATTGTGGAGTTTAACATGTAAGTATTTGTGTAGGCTAAGTTAAATGGTTCGTATAGTGTGCCACCTGCGCCGTTACCGCTGCGACTACCGATTGCTCTGCGGAAAACACTTTGCACTTCTACTACTTCGTCGGGAAGACGATATTCGTTAGTATCTTGAAGCAGTTCTAAGAACATGTAAGATTCTTCCACTGCGTTACTGCTACGCTGTCTAAAGCGTGTTAATGCACGATTTAGCGCAGTTTCATAGTGTTTGGGATCAAGTTCTACTTCGATCATGCCGTCGCCCAGCATATCTCTTACATAGTCAAAGACTTTGTTTCGTTCGATCAAACTTGTGGTAGCAATAGTATCTGACATTTTTAGTTCTCCATGTATATTTATGCGGCGATAAATATCATTATGCCACGATTATCACTTTATAAACCCGAACGGGGGCAAGACTACAAATTTATGGATCGCCAGATTTCTGAAATGTTTCAGGTCGGCGGCGCAGATGTATATTTGCACAAATATTTGGGTCCTAGCAATCCGGACGTTGAAAATGCAACTGCGGATCAGCCCCATTATGTTGACGGTATTTCTGTAACAAATATACAAGATTTGCTACTTTTAGAAAATCGTGATAGAAAATATGATCCCTCAATTTATAAAATTAGAGGTTTCTATAATGTTCAAAATATTGACTTTAACCTGAGTCAATTTGGATTGTTCATTGATCAAGATACGATCTTTATGACAGTTCATATTAACGATTTTATTAAGTATATTGGTAGAAAACCATTAAGCGGCGACGTAGTTGAGTTACCCAACTTGCGTGATGACTTTGCTTTAAACGACTTTGATGTAACGCTACCACGTTACTATGTCATTGAAGATGTAGGGCGTGCCAGTGAAGGTTTTAGTGCTACATGGTATCCGCACTTATACAGATTAAAACTTAAAAAGATCACAGACAACCAGCAATTTGCTGATATTCTAGATCAACCTGTTAATGAAAACAGTGACTTAACATTAAGAGAGTTGTTAAGCACAGCTAATAGAGAACTAGAAGTTAACGCTAGTATCTTAGCTCAAGCAGAAGCGGATGCGCCACAAAGCGGATTTGAGACTAGACATTTTTACACTATTGCAGTTGATCCTAATAACGGACAGCCGCTGTTACAAACCGCCGACGAAACAGTTTTAGACGCTAGTAACGAAACATTTAGTGCTAGTGAAGTTACTAACAGAGCTAAACGCTCAGGCTATTCCGGCTACTTGATAGGCGACGGTGTTCCGCCAAACGGCGCCGACTTTGGTCACGGAATTCAGTTTCCAGCTATGCCATATGAGGATGACTTCTTCTTAAGAACAGACATGCTGCCTAATCGATTATTCCGTTATGACGGTGCTCGTTGGGTTAAAGTTGAGGATAAGGTAAGACATACACTTACTAACGACAATACACGACAAACACTCAAGACTAGTTTTATCAATAACACTAACATTACAGGAACAACTGTTGTTCAGGAAGGAGTTGATATACCTACGGTAGAAACTACTACAATACAAACAACGGTTCCGTTCACTGCTAAGATGGGTGCAAAGGTTATGATTGGTGATGAAAAAGTTGCGGTTGCAACAGTCACTTCTGGAAACGCAGGCAACGCCTTAATTACTATGAACACAGCTGCCGCTGTTGGTGCAAACGTAGCATGGACATTGTATGAATCGTTTATTGATGAACGTCAAGCAATTAGTAAGGCATTAAAACCTAAGGCAGACCTATAATGTTACATTTTTATGACGGACAAATCCGTAGATATTTGCTACAAACTATTCGAGTGTTTAGTAACTTTACAGTTAAGTATGGTGATGGCAGACTAGTTCAAATTCCAGTAGTGTATGGAGATCCTGATAGGCAAGCTGCTGCTATCATGCGACAAAACTCTGAGAATAAGGTAAATTCAACACCTCGCATGGCTATCTACATTACTGGTCTTAGTATGGATCCTAGCAGACTTGCTGACTCGACATTCATTGGTAAGGTCCATGTTAGGGAACGTGAGTATGACGAAGCCACAGGCGCATACACAGGAGCCCAGGGTGGCAATTATACTGTCGAGCGATTAATGCCAACTCCGTTCAAGTTAAAAATGAAATGTGATATATGGTCTGCTAGCACTGATCAAAAGTTACAAATTTTAGAGCAAATATTAGTTCTTTTTAATCCAACGTTAGAGCTTCAAACAACTGATAATTTTGTTGACTGGACTAGTTTAACCTTATTAGAAATTACACAACTAACATGGACTTCAAGGACTATTCCTGTTGGCGCCGACAGTCCTATTGACATTGCAACATTAGAATTAGAAACACCGATCTGGTTGAACCCGCCTGTTAAGATCAAACAAATGGGCGTTATTACACAGATTATTACTAGCCTACAACAGGGCATAACTGCCCCAGAAGACACTTATATCGACGGTATGGGCACTGACCCTATTGCCAGTGGTGGCCAGACTGGTGTCACTACTATTGGTCAAATTGCCGCAGCTATCGCTGGATACGGTGTGCAAGTATACGACGGGAAGGCGCTTTTAATGGCTCAATCAGAGAACGCTGTTGCTGACAGCCCTTATAGCATTCCTATAAAACAAGGCGGCGCAATTAGTTGGTTTAACATTCTTGATCAATATCCTGGCCAATATAAAGCAGGATATAGTCAGATTTTCATCAAACAACCTGCAGGCAATGAAGTCATCGGAACTATTGCATTGCATCCCGACGATGATACTCTACTAATAATCAACTGGGACGCAGACACTTATCCAAGTAATACAGACATCACTACAGTGGCTAGACCTAGCAGCGCAGGCACTTTTGATGCTATTATTAATCCATTAACTTTTAATCCTAAACGACCAAACAAAGAAGGAAGCGACCAGCCAATTGCAACTGGAAGGCGATATCTTATCATTGAAAACATTGGAGATCCTTCAAACGTCGACGGGCCTGACGCATGGAAATCGACAAGCAATGTTGACTTTATAGCAAAAGAAAACGATATTATTGAATACGACGGTAGCAAGTGGAATGTAATTTTTGCAGCGGCTGATCATCAAGAAGACGCTAGCCCTACATATCAAACGAATATATATACAGGAGTGCAATACAAGTGGGATGGTTTTGCATGGACTAAATCGTTTGAAGGCGAATACAAAGAGGGCAAATGGAGACTAAGACTGTAACAGATAAAATTGTTTGTAGCGGTGCATTAATTTATGCAAAAGCTACAAATAGATTTCTATTGCTTCAAAAAGCTACAGGAAAACATTCTGGCACATGGGGTCTTGTTGGCGGAACTAACTTAGCTAATGAAAATCCCTGGCAAGGTCTTCAACGAGAAATTGAAGAAGAATTAGGTGCAATGCCTGATATTAAAAAAACGATCCCTTTAGAATCGTTTGTTTCAAATGATAGTGTGTTTAACTTCCACACTTATTTTTGCGTAGTAGAAGAAGAGTTTATTCCTAAACTTAGTAACGAGCACGATGCATGGGCATGGTGCAGTATACATTCATTTCCTAAACCTGTCCATAACGGACTTGCACTTAGTTTGCGTAATAGAATTATTCAAACTAAGATACAAACCGTTATTGATATTGTTGACAGTCTTTAAGCCTGCGCTTCACCCCAACGTAAAACAATGTTTGCAGGAATACTTCCTGTTCCCGACGCACGATAAACGTTAATAGCCAGCACGTCTGGACCGTTTGGATAAGTTCCTCTACCGCCTAGTGTTGTATTAGTTAATTCTTTCAACTCGTTCAACTCAAGAACAGTTGCACCTCCAGGTGCTGCAACTAGTGAGAATACAGTTTCGCCCGGTTGTGCATACGGAGGTAGACCAAATTGGAATGTAATTGCTGTGCTACCAGCAATCGCAGCAATCGAACTTTGTGTAAAGTTGACACGATAGTATGCAGTTCCACCGAACGAACTCAATGTTCCTATACTCGAAACCTTAGTGCCCGAAGGAAACTTAGCAACGTCAACAACTTCAGTTCCAACAGTTGCTCCGTAGTTTGATACTAGTGTTTCCCAACTTGATTGAGTAAAATATAAGAAAGAAGTGTTAGTTGCAATAATAGCAGGAGTAAATGCTACCGTTGCATTTGCACTAATTGCACTAGATGCATTCTTACTTAATAATAAAGTATAGTAAGCAGTGAAACTAAATGTTACCGCGGTGCTTGCAGGTTGAGATCCGACAAGCGGGCTATTAAATGTAACAGTATAGTAGTTTACACCGTTAAATGTTTTTAATGCACTAATAGCACTAATTTGTGTCCCTGCATTAAACTTACCAGTGTCATTAGTTGTATTACCAACTACTGGAGTTCCAATTGGTAGTGCTGCCCAACTTGCTTGAGTGAAGTTTAAAGTAGTGGCGCCGGTTGTAGCTAAACCTGTTACAAACAATGTAGTATTGTTTAAAGAGTTGTTATTTACAACTGCACCAACTACGGCAAACGGACCAAAGTTTGCTGCGGTAAATGCATATGATACTCCTGTTGTATTACATGCTGTTACTACATATGTTCCATTAATTGCAGATAAGCCGGTATTACCTGATACAGTGATACTGTCACCTACGCTGTAAGGAGCATATGTCTGAGTCACGTTAAACGTTAATGTTACTACGTTGTTTGTAAGCTGAACTTGACGAGTTGCAAGGTTAGATACAACAGGATTATGCGGTAGTAATGCGTTTTGACTGAACGTTATAGTATAATAACTAAATCCAGCAGCCAATGCAGGTCCTGAAACATTAGTTACTGTGGTATTTGCAGGAAAGTCATTGCTTAGAACACCGTGACCAACTGCAATACTACCTAATGCTGCATAGCTTGTTTGTGAAATGTAAAGATAATTTACACCTGCAGGAGTTTTAAAGTTTGCACTTGCAGGAATTGTTGCAGTTCCCGATACTTGGCTCAATGTAGTTGCAATTGGGTTAGGATTAGGTGTCACACTAGTAACTGTTGTGCCACTTGGATACTTAGTTTCCGACGCAGCAATACTAAATCCAGCACTAGCACCTAATGTATCCCAACTTGACTTAGTTACATATAATGTATTTGAACCGATTGCTGATGCAAACAAAGCGCTGTTAGGGACGGTTGCATTACCTGTTAAGGCAGCAGTGGTTGTAGCAGTCGACGTTTGAACTGTTGCACCGCCGGACCAAGATACAGAACCGCCAGGTGCAATTTGAGCAAACGACGGTTGACCGCCTGCTGAGCTGCCTGCAAGTCCTGACCAAGAAATTGCGCCCGGATCTGTTGGATAGTTTTGAGGATTTAATACCCCTTCAATAACTAGACCACCAGTTCCTGAGTCAGCAGTTACCGCAATTGACTTTAACAATAATTGCGCACGATTAATAAGTTCTCTATCACCTAAGTCACCGATAATAGCATTTGAAACACTAGGTGCCAATCGAATTAAGAACGCTGTTTGTTTAGTTGTCGATACTTGAATACCAGTAGATGCATAGTTAAACAAATATCCGCGATCTTCATCGAAGCGTCCGTCTGTCAACATCGCACTACCCCAGTGACTAATAATAGGACTAATTGTATTACTAATTAGAATTACACCAGTATTAACTTCGTGTGTAGTTGCGTTGCCTGCGCGGAATGTTCGTTGAGCGCCGCCGACGAAGTTTACTAGAGGAGCAGATCGTGTGCAACCAATTAAAGTGTTACCTTGCTTTCCAGAGAACGCAATAAGCTCGTTATCGACATAAACTACGCCTGCTTCGTTAGGGAACATACTTGCATCAAATAACGGTAGTGTTGTCTGGGTTGCAGTCACTGACTGTCTTAGTTTACCCATTGCACCTTCGTTGATAACTTCATATCGAACCGGCATGTTACCAGTTCTCATGTAAGCTTCAGTGTTTACGTTACTGTTACGAATTCTATGACAGAATATATAATTACCGTCTGAACCTCTTAGCATAAAGTCAATAAATCCAGCACCATACCATGACCATTGCATACCGATCATTTGCATTTTTGTAATGTCTAAATTGTATCCGCTAGGTCCAGTTCCGTCCAATCTGTCCATGTTAAACTGACTTTGTTTAATAATTAGATCTTGGACTAGACAGACTTTTGCTTGAGTTGCGTTAGATGCACCGCGATAGTCTGGTGTAACGGTTAAACTTGTCTGACTAGATACGTTTGAAACAACGTGTGTCATACCTTTAATAACAATACGATCGCCGGCTTTAACTTGATCGCGGAATCGTGTATTAAATCCTGTTAGTAGGTTACTATCTTTGTTAATACTTGCTACTCCGGATAACTGTAATGTGCTGGATCTACGACCGACTGCAAGTTCTCGGCCATCGTATTGCCAATACATTCCGTTTTGATCGTCAAATGTTCCGGCACGAACTGTTGCACCGTGCCACTCTAAAATTGACATTTGTGCTGCTGTTGTAATTTGACCAATTGTAGCAGCTAGTGTTGTCTGTGCTTGAACTTTAAAGATACGCTCAGTTACAACGTCAACAATAACATATTCGCCGTTATATCCCGCGGTATCAACACCAATAATTCTTATCTTACCGCCAACCTGACATCCGTGATCAACATCATCTGTAGTAACAGTAATATAAGATCCAATGTTTAACCCTGTAGAACTAATAGCCTGCAGGTTATAACTTGGTGCAAATAAAGCACCAGTCGTATACATAATACCCTTACCAGATTGGTAACGAATATATTTTTTACTCATACGAATTGCTTGAGCGCCGTGCTGCGGGCCACCTGTTCCTAGTTGCACACCGCCGTCATATGGTCTATGAATAAAATAGCTGTCTGGTCTTGAATATATGATTCCAAGTAAAGAAACAGAGGTATCGATCGTTCCAGTAGTTCTAGCAGTCCACCTTAATGTTGTAGGAGATGGAACTGATTCAACATAGAAAGGTCCTCTAGCTAAATCGTGGTTAGTTCCTGCACTAGTAATATCTACAAGTAAACTTGCGCCGGGCACTAAACCGTGAGCGCTTGGGAACGTTGCTTGTAACGTTGCAATAGCACTAGTTGTAATAGTTGCACCATCGCTTAGTTGTGCAGTAGTTACATCGCTTAATGCTACTGCTGACCAAAACTCAATATTTGAACCTAACACCGCAACACCTTGTGCAGATACTGTGCCAATTTCACCACCAGTTGCACTTGTGACTGTTAGTGTTAGATTGTTAGTCGGATTAGTTCCGTCGAATGTTGTTCCGGGTAACGCTATAACATCATTGACTTCATATCCTGTTCCTGCTAAGTTTACAACTACTTGAGTATATAAACCACCACTACGAGTAACGTCAAACGATGCGCCAGAACCAGTTGTAACTTTTGTTGCACTTAGTCCTGGAAATGCCAAGTCAGTAGTTGACGGAGTGCCTGCGGTATTAACTGATAACACACCACCACCAAAGGCACTAGCAGAAGTAACAGTTAATACAAGATCGTTAGCAGGAGTATCACCGCCCAACTGTGTTCCGAGGATTGTAATAGTATCATCAAATGCGTAGGTAGAACCTGGATCTGTGATTACTACATCATAAATTCCTGATGCTGTTGTAATATCAAAGGTTGCACCAGAACCCGAACCGCTTGTTGAATCTTGAAGGATGCCAGTATATGAGCGTTCACCACTAACACTATCACCGGAGATAAATTGAACGCTGCTAATTAAGCCGCCTACAAAATTACCGGTTCCCGTTGGGGTTGCGATTGTAAAGATACCGCCAGACCCAGTTGCTGTTCCGGTTACTGAATCAAACAATGTAATTGAATTATTAATATCAACTTCAACAACAGTTAGTGTAACATCGTTAGCCGGACTTGCTCCTCCTAAATCAGTTCCTGCAAGTGTAATAACGTCTCCAGGTGTTTGATCTGTTCCTCCATTAACTACGCTAACTGAATATACTTCGCCTGTTCTAGTTACGTTAAATGTAGCCCCGGTTCCTATACCGGTAGTAGCTGCTTGTGCAACGTTTGCATACGATTTAGTAACAGACGTAACTGTAATGGTCACATCGTTGGTGGAATCAACTCCACCGACTGTGCTACCCAATAACGTAATTGTGTCATTTACTTGATAAAAATCACCTTGTGTGTGAACTGTTGCAGAATAAACATTGCTTGGAGATATTAAAATGTCAAATTCTGCGCCCACGCCTGTCCCGCTAGTGCTTGATTGCGCAACAACCGAAAACGTATCTAAATTTGTAATGCCAGTGATCTTAAACAACACATCATTTGTGCCGTCTACCCCATCTAAGTCGCTGCCTAACAGCTTTAAACGAGAATTTAAAACATAATCAGTTCCCGGTGTAGTTACTGATAAGTTTGTATAGTATCCAGCTTGTCGAACAATGCTAAACACAGCACCACTACCTAGTGGAACTACGTTAGTTCCAGACTTATTAAGATAAGTTTCAAATGCACCACCTTTAGCAGTAGTAAACGGTTGTGTAAAGTTAACAGTATTTCCATCAATGCTGCTGACAAACATTGCAACACCAGATCCGTTATTAACCGCCATGCCCTCTAATACGCCAGTTGAATCAGTAACATCAACAAATGTGTCGCCGATTGATATTGGACTGTTAACGCTTGCGGTAACCGCTAAGCCACCGGGTCCAACTGTTCCAGAAATTTGAGTTCCTGAAGTAATACCAGTTCCCGATATTGGAGCACCGATAGACGGCAACGATGTTGAAACTGCAATCTGATCGGAACCAGTTAATGTAATAAACTTACTAATAAACGACCCAGAAATACCGTTAGAGTAAACACTTAATGCAGGCTGTCCTACAGCGGCTCCGGTATAAAATGCACCTTTGCGTAGCTGTGTATATGTAGTTGCTAACACTTGTCCATTACTGGTGCCAACTTTAGCAGTAGCATAGTAAGTAAACGTGGTAGTAGTAGGAGCGCTGATAACAATAAATGTTCCTTCAGCACGGCTAAATCCACTAATAGTATTTGCTAATGAACGAATAGTAATAGGTGTTCCTGCAACAAATCCGTGAGCACCCTGTGTGGTTACTGTGATCAATGACTCGCCAACACCGCCGGTTCCTGTTGATGCGTCGGTTACTACTGAAACTACTGCGGTATCAGTTCCTGGGATTTCATACACTGATGGATATCCACGGGCAACGCCAATCGCCTGCCACTTAGTCGGTTGTAATCCATATTCAAAGTCAGCGTCAAGCATAGACTGTGGTTGTGCAACACGCTGACGTTCAATAGCATCAGTTCCAAAGTCATACGGTCTTGTTCTTTGTTCTTCGGCTTCAATAAAGATCTGAATATCATCAGTAGGTGATGCAGTTGACGTATCTGCTGCAAGTTCTAATGTAGTTACGTAATCTGCTGTGTTTAAATATGACGGAAAATCGTCATCTCGATCGTAACCGTTACTATTGTGTGGTGCATCAAATGTTACAGTTGCACCTAAAGACGGGTCACTAAAATTGTAAATGATCTGATTAGTTACGCTGTTAGTAATTAATAACAACTTATCAGCTGGATAATATCCTTGTATCTTAATAGTTGTAACACCGTATTCTATTGCAGGTAGTGTAGTTAAGCCCCCTGCAATTACAGTTCTTACTATTCCAGATAGTGTAGTAATCCTTGCGGCTGCTGCTGCTTCGCCTTGCACTCCTTGTATTACTTGAATTGGTTCAACAGTCTGTAATGGATCATACCCAACAACAGTAGTAATAATGCTGCTCTTAGAATTTTCAATTTCAGTTTTAACGTTTTGTAAACTTGATGATGCCCAAGTAACGTCCGGGTATGTTTCAGTTATGCCGTTTAGATAAGCAAGTGCAGCAGTTTTTGATCCTGCGTTAATAACACTTGCAGTAATTTGAATTAAGTTTTGACAAATAGTTGCGTCACCGATGCTTGCGTTATTGCCTGAAGTTACCTGAGATAACGAGTTAGGATTTGAACCAGTAGTAGTTTTAGATATTGCAACACCTTTTACAATATCATCAATAATGCTCTTTAGATAAGTGTAGGCAGCAACTGTTACATCCTTGTGTGTTGCGTCAATGCCAGCTGATCCGTCTGCAAATCCGTAGAAAAAGAATTTTGCTTGTGCATATGTTGCACTATTCCCGCCGTATAAAATATCATAACAGATTGCATCAATTGCATAGTGAACGTCTCTAACGCACTTTGCAGGATCGTGTGTAGCTGACGGATAATTTAATGCTACCCATGCGTTAACTTCTGCAGCAATAAAGTCTCTGTTGGCAATTAGTTTATCTTTTGCAGCAATCTGACTTGTAGTTGCAGATGTAGGATTAGGAAATACTAATGTATTTGCAGCAGATCTTCCGTTTGATGCAATATCTGTAACTTCCGAAAAGAAAGAACTAACGCGAGATTGCGCTACACCGTCTAATAATACAGTTGATAATGTTAATACTGCTGATGCAGTATCTTGAATTGTAGCTAATACAACATCGTCAATATCTAAAGAATTATATTCAGCTAGACCTAAAAAGATAGAATTATAATTTGTTCCAAGTGCAACGTCATACTTGACACCGTCGAGTAGGTATCCCATGTCGCGATTACATTTTGTAATATAATCTCCTCGGAACACGTAGTTGTTAATTAAATCTCTAATAAATGCATGAGTTGCAATTTCAGGTTTTCTATCACCGTCAACTTGTGGAACTTCTTTATCCCAATAGCGGCTAGAAATTAAACGTGTTCGCATGTTTCCGCCGTAACGCAAGTCATGCAAATATGCTCCGACTACATATCCAACATCTCGCTTACACTTATCGGTGTCGTATGTATACCCTGGAAAGTTATATGCAGAGTAAACTGTAGTTGGAATTGTCGATAATCCGCCATTAATAACATTACTAATAACTAACGAGTTACTGTTAATTTTTGTAATTGCCGCAGATTCTGCAGCAGGCAATGTTGTGTTCTGAGTGCTGGTTACTGGACTCTGATCGCTAGGAGAATACGGAGTTCGTTGAATGACAAAGTTAATAATACTCCATAACTTGACCTGGATTGCAGTTTCAACAACTGGATATAATACTTGTATTACACCACTTTGGTAATATTGTGCTGCAATGTAATTTACTCGCTCGTTTCCGCCGTATCTAGTATCATAGATTAATGCATCGAGCAAGTATCCCATGTCACGCTTACATTTTGCAATTTCTGTTGCTCCGTAAACATATCCATAAAATGTTCCACCGACTGATGCTGCGGCTACTTGGGCAGTAGTCCAGGCCGACACCTCATCAATGATAAATTGTTTGTTTGCAGTTAATAGTGCAACTGCGTTTGGGTAATCATTCTCAGCAGTATCTATAATAATTTGAGATGCTATCCAAGCACTTGCTTCCTCTTTAACAAATGCTTGATTTGCTAATAGTAAAGAATACGCATTGGGGTAAGCGTTACTATTGCTAGACACTCCCGGTGAAAACACGTAATTTGCTATTCTTTTCTTTGACATTTATATCTCCAATTCTTATATTTATGAAAGGGCAACTGCAAGGGCTGCTGCTAAGGCTTTTATGTTCTGGCCGCCTACGATTACATCGCCAGTAATGTTTGCATTGCCGCCTACATTGATATTCTTTTCAACGCCTACTCCGCCTGGGACTAGTAATGCTCCAGTTGTAGTCGAAGTCGACTGCGTTGTTGCACCGACAGAAATAGCTCCCGATACTTCTAATTTAATAGCAGTATTTCCAACTGGACCTATTTCTACGCTATTAGGATTATTAGTTGGGTCAATTCTAATAAGACCACCATTAAGCTCTAATAATGTAATAGCAGATGTTCTCACTCCGGCATTGGTGACTGTTAAAATGTCATTAGATGCGGTATCGTATGCTACGCTAAGTGAGATTAAATGTCCCACTGATGTTAAATTACTACCAGTAATAGTTGACGCTAATGAAGACCCCGAAATGAACGGTTGTCCACCGATAAGCAAACTGCCCAACGAGTTAATAGAGTTAGCAGTAAGGTTGCCGCCGCTATCAACATTGAACCCCGGACTTCTAAATCCTGTTGCAGAGGTTAATGGTTTTTGTATAATGCTCATTTAATTACCTTATGCTAAGTTTATCCACACACCGTTTTCGTATCCCTGAAACTTGTTAAGGGTTGTATTGTAAATTACGCTACCACTAACTACAGTTAATGCATCTCGTTCAACCGACGATAGTCTTGGCAACTGAAATACACCCCCGCCTACTACCCGAACAGCAGTATGTGACTCTAAGTCTAAATTAGTTGGAGAAGAAACTGTTGGAATTCCACTACCATTTGAAATAAAATCATTAGCTGTTATACTGTTGTTTACTACAACTGCTTCATTAGTAGTTGCACCTCTAGCTGTAACATCAGCAAGAGTGTCAGCCGACTGGGCAACTCCTGTTATTGTAATTGTGTCGTTTACTGAATTAGTTGTTAGTGTAATACCTGCGCCTGCTACAAGAGTTAGGCTATCAGTAGGAGAATCTGCAATCACTGTAGATTGCCCTGCTACAACAATGTTACTAAAACTATTACTTGCTACGCCACCTCCGCCAGTTCCAGGTTCGGTGTTTCCGCCAATGCTACCTACATCACCTAACCCACTGGAAATTGGCTGTGCTGGCTCTAACGGATTAATTGTTTCTCCATAGATTGCAAATATTGTTAGTTTTGCACCAGTAAAGATGGGATCAGTTGGGCTAACAACTAGCGATAGCCAACTATTCGAAACACTAGCATTGAATGTAATTAATTCATCATCGATACTTGTTCTTCCGTATACTGTGTAGCTAGCCTGGTCAGGTCGAGCTACTACTGTAACGTGCATAACTTCTTTTTTATTAGAGCCAAATTCAACATTGATTAGGTAAGACGCAGACGAAAATTCGCCAACATGCCATTTATCAATTTCAGTGTCTGGAAAAACTTGGAGCCAGCCTCCCTTATAAGCCAAGCTGGGCTTGTTTAAGAACTTTAAAGCTCCCCTTGGGCCGGAAGTAAAAAACGAAGAAAAATTGCTCATTATTGGTCTCTTTATAGTATATTTAGCTGACTCAAAACTCTTGCTTTGCTTTGCAAAATATGCTAAATTATAGTGTATTATTATTATAGGACGAGTTATGACCCAAAGACCTAAGGCATTTTTTATCAACGGGGGCGCTGGTAGAGT